AAGTTACAACCTAATATTCAATACTTGAGAGTTTAATGGCGTTTGCTTCTGGAAAAAAAGCTTATGGTATATCAGATAGATCAGGACGACGTTATCGTTTACGAGAAATGCGTCTTGAATGGACTGGTTCGTTAGTTGGTCCAGATGAGTTTGAACCAAAACATCCACAGTTATTTCCGCCAAAAGCTTTTCCAGATCCTCAAGCTTTAAGAAATCCTAGACCAGAGCAGAACTTAGATTCTGAAAGAGCAATTCAAACTGGATATAATCCTGTTGGGTTTAAAGAAATAGAAGGAGTTACTCCTCCAAATAATTTGGTGGCAGTAGGTGCTGTTGGCACAGTTGTGGTAAATGAAATTGATAATCAAGTCTCTCTAACAGGAGTGGCAGGTTCAGCTGCTGTTGGTAGCGTTACAGTCATAGATGATGCGGGAACTTTTGATAGCACTAATGAAACATTAGACTCTACTGCACAAACTTTTGATGAAGGATAGGACATGGCAAAACAAACAGTAGGTATAGGATCATCTGCAAATGACGGAACAGGTGATACTCTTCGAGCGGGTGCAGATAAGATCAACGATAACTTTAACGAAGTATATGCTGCCCTTGGAAATGGGACAACACTTACTGATATAATAGATTCAAACGGCTTATTTGATGTAAGCTCTGGTGCGAATAAAATTGTTTTTTATTACGCAGCTTTAAGTGATTTACCAAGTGCTTCTACATATCATGGCGCTGTGGCGCATGTCCATGCAACTGGTGGACTATATTTTGCTCACGGCGGAAACTGGATTCGATTAAATGACGAAGTATCTGGGCCTGTAACAACCTATGTAGCAGGGACAAGTGGTTCTTCTGCCTACACTTTTACTGGCCCTGGGGCTACTGCGGGTAACAATCCAAACTTTACTTTTTACAAAGGTCATACATACCTCATAGATAACACTGCAAATGTAAGTAGTCATCCCTTGCAGATAAGAACATCTGATGGTGGATCTGCTTTTACGACAGGTGTTACAGAAAACTATAACTCAACAACAGGGTTGACACAGTTTATCGTTCCTCATGAACCTAGTGATACATCCTTAGTCTATCAATGCACCAATCATTCTGCTATGGTTGGAAATATAACAATAGTGTGATGCCATGAGTTTTACATATGCACAATTAAAACAAGCTCTGCAAGATTATACAGAAAACACAGAAACTTCTTTTGTGACTAACTTGCCTATATTTATTAGAACAGCAGAAGAACGTATTTTAAAAAATGTACAATTAAGTTTGTTTCGTAAAAATGTAAGTGCAAGTACAACAGCTTCTAATAAGTATCTTGCTTGTCCTTCAGACTTCTTGTCTCCTTTTTCGTTAAGTTTAGCCGGAACAAATGGAGATAAGTTTTTTATTGATTTTAAAGACCCAAGTTTCTTGCAGACATATACTCCTGACGCTACCACAACAGGCGCTCCTAAATACTACGCTGTATTTGATGTAGATAATTTTTTCTTAGCTCCTACCCCCGATACTACATATACTGCGGAGCTTCACTATTTTTATCGGCCTGCAAGTTTGACGGCAGGAAGTGACAGCGGTACTACTTGGTTAAGTATTAATGCTGAATTATCACTGTTATATGGAGCACTTATTGAGGCGTACATATATATGAAGGGTGAACAGGATGTTATGGCAATTTATAATAAACGATTCCAAGAATCTCTGATTGGTATTAAAATGCTTGGCGAAGCAAAAGAAACCACCGACGAATATCGCACAGGGAAAATAATTAGGGCAAAACAGTAATGTTTAAAATAGATATAAGTGTACCACAACATGAAAGCTTAGTAGGTATTAATACCACTGCTAATCGTGGTTTTACCCCAGATGAACTTGCGGAACAATGTGTCCAAAAGATCATATCGGTCTCTGATAGCACACACCCAGGTGTTAGAGACCAAGCTCGTGCTTTTTCAAAGCACGTTGAAACGCTTGTCGCAGCTTATATGCGGCAAGCGATTCGATCAGACCGCACCACTGTATGCAATGCAATAAAAGATGCGGGTCATCCCCAACTGGCTGAACTTATAAGGAGACTTTAACATGGCCTTTTCTGGAAACTTTATGTGTACTTCTTTCAAGAAAGAGCTTCTTGAGGGTGGTCACGACTTTAAAAACAGCGGTGGAGATACTTTCAAAATCGCACTATATGACAACAACGCTTCGTTCACCGCAGCCACTACAGATTACACAACTTCAAACGAAGTGAGTAACTCTGGTTCTTATAGTGCAGGTGGAGGAACACTAACTCGTATTGACCCAACTACCTCTAGTACAACGGCATTTACCGACTTTGCAGATATTACATTTACATCTGCAACGATTACTGCTCGTGGCGCTTTGATATACAATACCACAGAGGGTGGTGGATCAGGCACATCTAATAGTATTGTTGTTTTAGACTTTGGCTCTAACAAGACATCTACATCAGGGGATTTTCAAATCGCTTTCCCTGCGGCAGGTGCTTCAACGGCTATTATTAGAATTGCCTAAAAAATGGTTGTATTAGCCAATCGAGTAAAGGTCGCCACTAGCACCACTGGTACTGGTACGATAACGCTTGGGTCTGCGGAGGCGGGGTTTCAAACCTTCGCAGACGGCGGCATCACTAATGGTCAGACGGTAAGGTATACCATAGAAGATGGCACGGCATTTGAGATCGGTACTGGCACGTATACAGCTAGTGGAACTACCTTATCCAGAACCCTTACTGAAAGTTCCACAGGCTCACTGCTTAATCTAAGTGGTAGTGCGGTTGTGTTTATCACGGCTGCAAATGAAGATTTAATTGTAAAAACTGAGAACACAGGTACAAATAAGTTTATTCTGTCAGGCGTAAACGCAACAACAGGAGTTGAAAGTAATTTAGAAATAGGTGCGGTTGGTAGCGTTTATCTAGCTCCATCCCTCAATAAAGCACTAATATATGCACTATCAACAGACGTTGGTGGCACAGACTTTTGTGATTTATATTTAAGTTCTGGGTCATTGATTAGACTTCAAAACACAACATCCGTTAATGGGGATTTACGTCTTGAGGAAGACCATGTCTTAGTCTTCGAGGGTGCAACTGATGATACAAATGAACTAACACTCACAGTAGCAGACCCTACGGCTGATAGAACCGTCACGATTCCAGATCAAACAGGCACAATCATGTTGTGGGGCAGTGCTCAACCTAATAGTGCAGGGACAGGATCTAACAACTATGCAATAGGTGAGGAGGCTTTAGATGCACTTACGGATGGAACCCAAAATCTTGCAATTGGACATCAGGCACTTACAAACGGGACATCAGCAAATTTAAACACTGCTATAGGTTATCAAGCAGGGCTTAACAATACCACTCCCGTAAGAAATATAGCAATTGGTTATCAGGCCATGTCTAACGGAACTGCGGCAAGTTCTGTCGACAATATTGCTATTGGTTATTCTGCTGTAAATAACTTAGACGGTGGCGATCAGAACATTGGTATAGGCCACAGTGCAGGACTCGCTATTTCTACAGGGAATTATAATACATGCGTTGGCGGTTATGCAATGCAACAAAACACAACGGATAGTAATTCTACTGCCGTTGGTTATCAATCAGGCGGTGGTGATCAGTTAACAGGCAGCACTTACTTAGGATCTCAAGCTGGTAATTATAATGGTAGCGGCAAAGATTATCAAACGGCTGTTGGTTATCTTGCAATGAATGATTGCACTGGAGACGAATCTGTGGCGGTTGGGGCGTATTCTATGTCAGACGGTTATCATTATCGGTCTGTTGCTGTTGGTTATGATGCTTTAGGCCGTTCTAGTACACTTAGTGCATATTACAATGTTTCGATTGGATGGGGTTCTGGCGGTGCTATTTATAGCGGCGATGGGAATACACTAATCGGCTATGATGCAGAAATGATCTACACTAACTCCACTAATGGGGTTGCTATTGGTTATGGATCAAGAGTTAATCATACAATGGGTGTTTCTATCGGCTATTTTGTTCAACAATCAGCAAACGGACAAAGTGACTACTGCACTATAGTAGGTGGTTACGCAGGTTACGACATGGATGGTGGTGATGATGCAACTTATGTCGGTTATTCGGCAGGTTATAGCGGGGGAAGCGGAAGTAAAAATACAGCCGTTGGAAGAGATACCTTATACTCCATAGACAGTGGGGGGAGCAATTCTGTTTTAGGACACAGTGCAGGGTATAATATCACTTCAGGGGATTCGAATGTATCCGTTGGCCCTTATTCGGGATATGAAATCAATACTGGCGATCGCAATACATTTATAGGAGCTGCCGCAGGTCGTTATAATGGATCAAATAGTAACAGTGCAACAACGACTGGCAGTAATAACACTTGCCTTGGTTCACAAGCGGTATGCTCAAGTTCAACAGTATCAAATGAAGTTGTTTTAGGAAATAGTTCGATAACAACGCTGAGATGTAACGTGCAGACAATTAGCAGCTTATCAGATGAGCGTGATAAAACTGCGATAGAAGACTTATCTTATGGCTTAGACTTTATAAACGACATGCGCCCAGTGCAGTTTACTTGGAACAGGCGTGACGGAAGCTTAGGCGCAAAGCCTGACATGGGTTTTATTGCACAAGACTTGTATGACGTTGAACTAGACCATTCGTCTACATCCAGAACACGTTTAGTAAATTGGGAAAACCCAGAAAAGTTAGAAGCGGATTATGTGCGATCATATCCTATTCTAGTGAAGGCCGTGCAGGAATTATCGGCGAAGGTAGATGCGCTGACAGCGCGAGTAAAGGAATTAGAAGGAAATTAATATGGCTGTAAACGAATTGGATCGTGACTATTTAAAATTGCTTCACATATGTGACAGCATAGAAAACATTATGGGCGGTATGAAAATGGAGAATGAAACCGACAGTGAAAAGAAAAAGAGCGTTGGCGGCATGGTCATGCATTTAGAGATGGAAGTGCTAGACAGCAAATATACAGATGCTAGTAAAGACATGACTAGGATAAACTCCACGATCACAAAAGGTCGAACTTACTGGAAGTCATAATCAATGTTAGGCTTTACACCTGTAGCCTCCGCAACACTTGCGAGTAGTGGCAGCACTGATGTATCAGTATCCGTTACAGGTCTAGCCGCAACAGGTGCTTTAGGGTCAGTAAGTGTAAGCACTGATGTATCGGTATCTGTTACAGGTCTAGCGTCTACGAGTGGCTTAGGGTCAGTAAGTGTTATTGGAGCATCTGATACTCCTGCTACAGGTTTATCAGCAACAGCCTCTGTTGGTTCTGTTAGCGTAAGTGCTAACTCCTCTCTTTCTGTTACAGGCTTAGAATCCACTGGTAATTTAAATTCTGTCACTGTAAGTGGACAAGCAGTCGTATCAACAGGATCATTAGCAGCTCAAGGATTTGTAGGAAGTCTTACTTCTGGTGGCGCAGCATTTGTTATTGTCACTGGTCTAGAAGCAACAGGTGGAGTTGGGACGGTTACTGTGGCCGCCGATGCGCTTGTCTCACCTACAGGGCTTTCTGCTACGGGTGAGGTAAATTCTGTTGTTGTTACCCCTCGAATAATTGTTACCCCGACAGGTTTGGAAGCCACTGGTGGTTTAGGAAGCCCAACAATAACAGGTAATGCAAACGTTCCTCCAACAGGTTTAGAGGCTACGGGTGAGGTAAATTCTGTAACTGTAACTGCTGATGCGGTTGTCTCTCCCACTGGATTAAGTGCAACAGGCGCTACAGATGATGTAACCGTAACTGCTGACGCACTTGTCTCTCCTACTGGATTAGGTGCAACAGGTTCTGTGGGGACAGTTACAATTGCAACGATAACAATTGTTGGTGTAACAGGACTTTCTGCAACAGGTGCTTTAGGTGATGCAACTGCAACTGCTGGTGCTACGGTTTCAGTTACAGGACTTTCTGCAACAGGTGAGGTGACATCTCCAATAATTTGGGGTAGAATAGTTCCAGATCCAAACAATACTTGGAGTAATATAACACCAAACCCAAGCAACACTTGGAGTGGAGTAACACCAAACCCAGGAACTTCTTGGTCTGAGGAAACACCAAACCCAGGAACTTCTTGGTCTGAGGAAACACCAAGTCCAAATACAACTTGGACGGATATAGCTGCGTAAGGACAAGTAAATGCCAAGTACATATACAACAAATGGTGGTATAGAAAAAATCGCTACAGGCGAACAGTCAGGAACATGGGGCACAACCACTAATCTTAACTTCGACATCATAGACAGACTCCATAGTGGTGTTGGTACGATAGATCTTTCTAGCTCTGGTGCAGCTCATACTTTAACCACCACAGACGGAACATTGTCTGATGGTATGTATAAAGTTCTTGTTTTAAGTGGCGCTACTCAGGCTTGTACAATTACCGTTTCTCCTAATGACGCTCAAAAATTATATTTTGTGGACAATAATTCTGGTCAGGATTGTACTTTTTCTCAAGGATCTGGGGCTAACGTCACAATAGGAAACGGAAAAACTGGGATTATATTTTGTAACGGTGCAGGATCAGGCGCTGCGGTAAATCAAATTATTGACACAACTTCTCTTGTTGATTTTGGAGTGACAGCAACCTCTGGTGAGTTAAATTATGTTGATGGTGTAACATCAGCAATACAAACTCAAATTGATTCTAAAGCTAATATTGCTAATCCAACATTCACAACTGGGATAACCTCTCCGCAAGTAGATGTAACTGCGCAAGGTGATTTAAGACTACAAGACACCTCTGGAGGTCAATATGTTGCACTACAAGCTCCTAGCACAGTTTCATCGAGTTATACTTTAACTCTTCCTGCTGCCGATGGATCTGCTAGTCAGGTACTTGCAACCAATGGATCAGGCGTTTTAAGTTTTGCAGCACCAGGAAATCCTGTAGACTATCAAGAGTTTACCTCTTCAGGCACTTACACTAAACCAAGTGGAGTTAATTACATATATGTAGAAGCTATTGGTGGTGGCGCGGGTGGCGGTGGCGCTGCATTTTCTGGAGATCGAAGAGGTGGGGGTGGTGGAGGAGAGTTTACAAAACAACTTCTTAGGGCATCTGATGTATCTTCATCTGTCTCCGTTACTATAGGAGCGGGAGGCGCGGGAGGCGCAGCGGGAGGAAATAATGGGTCAGTCGGAGGATCTACCACATTTGGTTCATATGTCACATCAAGGGGTGGTGGATATGGCAGTGCGATTTCTGGAGGATATAGCCCTGGTGATATAGATGCTTCGCTTCTTCCCTTTCCTAACGCGGCTTACGGAGGCGGTGGAACTGGAGCCTTTGAACAATTTAACGGAGGTTCTACAACTTATGGTGGGGGCGGAGGCGGCTCGAATGTTGGGTCGGGTGCTGATGGTAGTGGATCTGGTGCTGTTACGACAGGGGGTACTTCAGTCTATGGTGGTGCAGGCGGTGCAGGTGGTAATGCCTCAACGGCTCCACAAAATGGAACTGCTCCGGGAGGTGGAGGAGGTGGAGGTTACAGAAGCACCGATGCAGGCGGAAGTGGCGCTGCCGGAAGAGTTCGTGTTTGGGGTTGGTGAGGAGACACATTTAAATGGCAAAATATGCAGTTATAATTGATAATAAAGTATCAAACATAGTAGAATCAGATTCCGCATTAGAAAAGAATTGGGTCTTAGTTAATGGCGTAGTGGATATAGGAACTTCTTATACTGATGGAGCTTTTGTTACGCAAAGTCCAACAAAAGATCAAATTATTGATTCAATGAGTGAACAATTCAACATTGTTGTTCAAGAAAAATTAGATTCTTTTGCTAAAGAAAGGGGTTACGATAACATGTCAAGTCTTTCTTCTTATGCTACAAGTTCCGTTGACTCTTTTAAACAAGAGGGTCTTAGAGGGATTGAGTTACGAGATTCTTCGTGGAGTGTTTTTATAGACTATATAGCTAAAGTTCGATCTGGTGAAATTAATTATCAAGACGGAATAAGTAAATTAGAAGAACTATTGCCAGATTTAACTTGGACGTAAAAATATGCCACTTACCAAACTTCAGTTTCAACCAGGGATAAACAAGGAAACAACCTCATACAGTAACGAGGGTGGTTGGTTTGATATGGATAAAGTGCGTTTTAGAGCAGGATATCCTGAAAAAATCGGTGGTTGGACAAAGGTTGGAATCAACTCATTTCTTGGCTCTTGCAGAGCTTTACATGCTTGGAGAACAATTGCTTTAGACAACTACGTTGGTTTAGGCACTAGCGAAAAGTATTACATAGAAAGTGGGCAGGGATACTATGACATCACTCCCATAAGATTGAGCCAACCTCCAAACGAAAATGTAAGTGTAAATATTGACGGTATTTTTGCAACAGGTGAGGTTGGTGAGGTAGAAATATTATTAAATCTCGAAGAGGTAACGGGTCAAGAAGCTACAGGAAATGTTGGTCGAGTAGGGATTCAAACAAACGACGATGTGATGGTAATTGTTCCTGACAGTTTTGTTGAACAAAACGAAACTTTTTTTGCAACAGGTGAGGTTGGTGAGGTAACTATTTCAGGAAACATAGATACAACCGTTACACCAGAAGGAGTGTCTGCCACAGGAGAAGTATCAATACCTATAATAGCAATTCAAACACTTTTACCTGTAATTACTTTTTCTGCAACAAACGCCTCAAATCAAATTACTGTAACACATGCAAATCATGGTGCAGTAGCAAAAGACTTTGTAACATTTACAAATGCAGTTTCTCTTGGGGGCAATATAACAGCAGCAATTTTAAATCAAGAGTATGAAATAAATGAGATCGTTGATGATAATTCTTATAAAATATTAGCTAGACAGGTAGCTTCACTTCCTGAAATTACTGTCAACGGAGTTTATACTCCCACCACTGTAGCAGCTAATTCCTCTGACACAGGAAATGGAGGAGATAATGTTACAGGAGATTATCAAATAAACAACGGCCTTGAGTCTGCCGTATATGGTAATGGTTGGGGTGCAGGAACTTGGTCTCGTGGCGCATGGGGGTCTGCGGCTACGGTAAATCTTTTAACTGACACATTGCGTTTGTGGTCTCATGACAATTTTGGTGAGGATTTAATTATAAATGTACACAATGGCGGTATATTTTATTGGGATGCCTCTGCTACAAACGCCATAACTTTAAGGGCTGTTCCCTTATCTTCTTTAACGGGTGCAAGTAATACCCCCACTGTTGCGGCTAAGATTATAGTATCAGATGTAGACAGGCATGTGATTGCTTTCGGATGCAACCCATTGGGTAGCTCTACGCAAGATCCATTGCTGATACGTTTCTCCGATCAAGAGAATGCAGCAGATTGGACTCCTACAACAACTAATACCGCAGGAGATTTAATTGTTGGCTCAGGTTCTAGAATTGTAACTGCTGTAGAAACAAGACAACAAACACTGGTTTTTACAGATGTTTCTGTTCATTCGTTACAGTTTCTTGGAGCACCGTTCACTTTCGGAATAAACATGATCTCAGAAAACATAACTGTAGCAAGTCCAAATTCAGCAATAGCTGTTGAAGATAATGTTTATTGGATGGGTAAAAATGAGTTCTATGCATATACTGGTCAAGTACAAAAGTTACCTTGCACAGTTAAAGATTTTGTTTTTAGTGATTTTAATGAGAATCAATCTGAAAAGATATTTGCTTCTTCAAACACATCTTTCTCTGAGATATGGTGGTTTTATCCTTCGGCAGACAGCACTACAATAGACCGTTATGTTATTTACAATTACGTTCAAAACATTTGGTATTATGGTAATTTAGCTAGAGGGGCTTGGCTAGATAGAGGCATCCAAGAGTTTCCTATAGCAGCAGGCTTAGATGGATATTTATATTTACATGAGAATGGTTTTGACGATGGAAGCACGGCTCCTGCTTCTGCTATATCTGCACACATTGAGTCCAGTCAGTTTGATATCGGCGATGGTAATAACTTTTCTTTTGTTAATAGGTTAATACCAGATGTAACTTTTAGAAACTCATCAACATCTACACCAAGTGTAACTTTTACAATGAAAACCAGAAACTTTCCTGGGGGTAACTATCTTGAGACAGATGATGAAACAATTTCAAAAACCGCATCTGTTCCTGTAGAGCAGTTTACTAATCAAACCTTTGTAAGATTAAGGGGTAGATCAATGGCACTTCGTGTGGCATCAACAGAGACAGGCATGACTTGGCGGCTTGGATCGCCAAGACTAGATATAAGGCAAGATGGAAGAAGATAATGTCTACTAGAGGAATCCCTGCCCCGTACTTTCCTTCACCCCCACAAGGGTATGATCCAAGGTATTTTGCAGAAGTAGTTCGTGCTTTCTCTGTATACATACAACAAACACAAAACCCAGGAACTGCTGTATTTAATACTTTAAATCTGCTAAACTTGCCAGTACATGCAAACAATGCGGCTGCTGTTAGTGGTGGTTTAGAGGTAAATGATGTATATAAAACTTCAACAGGTGAATTAAGGATAGTAGTATGAGTGATGAAACCATTATAATAATGCCTGATGGTGGCAAGTGGAAGCCTTCAAGCTCTGTTGATACATTACAATGTCATCATTGTGATAACTTAGTAGATACACCAGAAGAAGTTGCCTCGTATCCAGATGGTAATTGTCCAGATTGCGGAAAGTCTTGGACAGATGACACAAAAAGACATACAAAGATTACAGTAACCATGCCACAAGCTGCCGGAGGTAGCACGTTATGATTCAGTTTCTTGCACCGTTCCTTGCCCCTGCATTAAGCTCCGCTTTGGCTGGAAGCAGCGTACCTTTTCTCGCAAAACTTGGAGCTTCACTTGTTAAAAATCCAATGCTTAGTTCTGCTATAACATCGGGAATAGGTTCTTTGTTATCGGGAGACGATTTTGGTGATGCTTTAAAAAACGCAGCGATAGGAGGTATAGGTGGTTCTTTAGGTTTATCGGGAACAGGTGCAGGCACAGTAGCAGATGCAGCAACAAATAACGCACTACAAGGTACAATAAAAGAAAAAGGAATAGCTTCTATTTTAAACCAATTAACTGAAAAAGATGGGTTGCTGTCGCCTGGAAATCTTTTATTATTTAGTTCGCTTCTTCCACCACCTAAAATGGAAAAGCGTAAACCTTATCTTGGTGGAGGATACTATGGCCCCGGTGGTAGATACGTTCCGGCAAGTAGAGTTTTTGGTGCCGTTGAGGGGGGTCGCATAGAAGGTCCAGGGACTCCGACAAGTGATTCAATTCCTGCAATGATTTATCAAGACGGGGTGCCTGTACAAGAGGCTGCACTTTCAACACAAGAAGTGGTGCTATCACATAAAGATCTAGCGGCAATGGACCCAAACGGAGACTATGAACGTGCTTCTGAAATTATCGGCAACGCTAAGAATGGTGATCGCGCTAAAGCAGCGGCTGAAATGTATTTAAAAATGCAAAGGGCATAAGACATGGGTAGAGGCAGTAGCGGCAGCGCACAACAAACAATAGTTAGAGATTTACCAGAAGAAGCCAAACCGTTTCTTTATGGTTTTGGAGATCAGTTCCTTACTCAAGAAGAATATGATGAGCTATCTCCAGAAGAACAAGCTAATATTGATGTAATTGAGGAAGATGGTAGTACTAAATATAGAAACCCAGACTATATCGAAGGTCTTTTACCAACAGCGCAAAAACTATTTACAGGGCAATTGCCAGAGTATGGAATTGCTGACCGTGATCCATTACAAGATTTGGCCTACACCCTGACCCAATCGGGGGTTGGATCTTATCAGCCGTATCTTGACGCTGCCTCAAACGCGCAGTTTTTGGGTATGCAGGGTGTTGGTCAAGCGATGGATGAAACCCAACGATTGGCGGGAGAAATCCCTGGTCAAGTTGCAATAGGACAACAAGCTCTTGGAGAGGGCATAACTAAAGCTGATATAGCCGCAGAACGTGCTCGTATGTCCACATCGGCGGCACAGCAAGCTCTTATGGACGCGGGGCAGTTTGGTCGAGGCACAGCGGGTCAAGGCATCGCATCTTTACGCGGTGCAGCAAGTCAGTTTGATCCACGCATGTCAGCGGCATATTACAATCCATTTGAAACACAAGCTGTTGATGCTGCATTAGCTGATATTGAACGAGCAGGTGCTCGACAACTTGACGAAGTTGGGCGTCAGACTAGAGATCAAGCGTTACGTCAAGGTGCCTTTAGTGGAAACCGTCGTTTCTTAGAACAATTTAGACGAGAAGACCCGATTCGTGAGGACATACTGGAAAGACAAGCACGAACAGCAGCAGGAATGCGACAAGCTGGATATGAAGCCGCAGCGGAACGTGCCAGACAGTCTTTTGAACAAGCTCGCGCACGTCAGCTTCAAAGTGCTCAAACAATTGGTCAACTTGGTCAGGCGGGTGCAGGGACACAAATTACAGCGGCGGATCGAGCAGGACAGTTAGGTCTTGGCGCAGAACAGTTAGCTCAAACCAGTGCAATTCAAGGTGGACAACTTGGATCACAAGCAGCACAACTCGGATTGCAAGGTATAAACACGGGATTAGGAGCACAACAGCAAATTGCAGGAATGGGACAAGGCATCGCTGGTCTTGGTATGAACATGGCAAATCTAGGTGGTATGCAACAAAGGATGGGAGCCGCAGACATAAACCTATTGTCTCAAATGGGTGCACAAGGGCAAGGTTACCAACAGTCTTTACTAGATGCGCAACGTGCAAATCAAATGTTACCGTATCAACAGGTTGGTTTCTTTTCTGATGTTATACAAGGTGCACCGCTTGGCACGGCACAAACTACGTTTGCACCGACGGCATCACCCTTTCAACGATTTACAGGAAACGCGATAACGTATGCTGGATTGCAAAATGCGGGAGTATTCGGATGAACGTATTAGATCGAAAACTCTTTAACCGTGGTGCAAGAGACGAGCTTCGTAGAAAAGGTGGGATCATGGCATCGTCTGAACCGATGATGCAAGCTGTTGGATATGAAAACGGTGGTGGTATAACTGGAATACCAAACATTAGTCTTACCAATCCTAACGCAGTGCGCTTTGTTCCTACTAATGATCAAATAGCTCCACCCCCCGCAGTATCTCAAATACCAGTTCAAGGTAGGACTAATGTTGGACCTAGATCTGGCGGCTTCTCTGCCGCAGGTGCATTAAGAGCACGTCAACTTAGGGAACCTTTTGGTGTCCAACCTCCCTTTCGCACAGATGCGATAGCGCAAGCGACTGCACAATCGCAACGTATTAATCCTCCTTCATATTTATATGTAAACATTCCGGGTGTTACACCTGATCCAGTATTAATGACGGAGCAAGACTTTGAGCGTTTTGAAAAGATGTACCCTGATGCAGCTCAATCATCAGATTCAACTGTTATAGATGTCGCGTCGTTAGACAGTCGGGTGGACATAAGCAACGTCCCAATAGTTACATCATTAGACCCCACCAGTGGCAGCAGAAAAGATGCTGTTGAAAAAACTAAAAAGACTACGACGCCAAACGTTAATGTTAACACACCTTCGTACAATCCTGCCACTACAGTCATAGACTACGATCCTACAAATGTGGATCAAGCTGCGCTTCAATTAAGAGCAGAACAAAAGGCCAATCAAGAGTTATATACTGACAGGTTACGCATTGAGAACCAAATAAAAAGATTAGAAGAGAGCGCAATAACGATAGATGATTTTGAACGTTTGAAAGTTTTAAAAGCGCAATTAGAAAGTATGGGTGGGTCTACAGATCAAAACCCTGTTACTGCTCAATTAAAGCAAGCAGAAGCTAATTTTGGTAAACTTATTAAACAAGATCAAGACACGGCTCAAATTTCATCAACAGCCCGTGATCTAGTTGTTGCTCAAGAAACAGTAAATCAGTTAGAAGAAACACTTAAATTAGCAAATCCTGAAAACAAACCTGTAATTCAAAACAGATTAGAAAACGCAAATGACGCTTTAGTTGTTGCTAAAGCTGCCCATAATAATGCCAAGTTAGAACAAACATCTGAGTTTCCAATTGATGAACGTTTAGCTCCACAAGCAAATAAACGTAGAGACGATGATCCAGATCTTTCTGAACTAGTAACATCAACACCAAAAGCACCAGAAAAACCCAAGTTTCCAAGCTTGGATCAATTCATAGAAGTTCAGGGCGGCAGAGACGAACGGGAAAAATTTCAAACCAATGCCGATAAAACATTAGATGACGCAACAAAAGACTTTGGAGGTGCCAAAACAGATGATGCATTTGACGATGTCTTTGACAAGTATGTGTCTAGGTTTTCTGAAATCTTAGGTGATGACGAGGAAGAAAAGAAAAGAAATACAGGGTTTGCATTGGCAATGTACGGTGCAACCTACGCCGCTACTGGGGACGCCGGACAAGCGGCTATGAACATGATTGAAACACTTCGCGGTGATGCAGCAACTCGTCAAGAGCGCAAAGACAAAATTAAGATGTTGGCCTTGCAAGCTGCAACAGACAAAGAAGCAAGAGACGATGCTTTACAAACACAGTTGGCTAAAGAAACACGACAAGATAAACGAGAGCTTGAAAAGTATGAAGCAAAACTTAAAATAAAAGAAAAGTTTGACGATCCAACTGGGTATTTAGATACCGATGCTGGCAAATTTTTCTCGGAAATATACGCTGATGTTTTAACCGATGATACCCTAAACGAGGATGAAAAAGGCGAGGCATTTATAAAAAGAGCAGGAGAAGCAAACGCAGAAGCTTTTTACAGAGCTTTAAATATTCCAAGGCTTGGAGTAAAGCAGGGTGGTGGAAAAGGATCAGACTGGTTCAACCAATAAGGGTCACGACACATGGTCACGCTTAACGAACTTCGTAATCGCGCCATCGAAGCATATGAAGCAGGGGATGTGGAACGTGCAGAGCGTCTAAAAGAAGAATACAAAAACAAAGAAGAGTTTGAAACTTTAAGAACTCAAGCTATTGATGCGTTTGAAGCAGGGGATGTAGAGCTTGCAGAAAGTCTTAAATCTCAAGCAAAACAAAAAATACAACCCTACAAAGAATCACAGTTTACAGACGTAGGTCGAGGTATAACCGCTGCTCCTGTGACTTTGGCACAAGGTATTACAGAGTTTGGAACCGCCGGATTTGATGCTGCCTTTGGTACAAACTACTCTCGTCCTGTTACTGAAGCTTTTGAAAACTTTAAAAGAGAATACAACCTCAACCCTACAACAACTGCGGGTAATGTCACCGAAGAGCTAGTAGGATTTGGTCTTGGTTTCATTCCAATAATAGGGTGGCTTGGTCGGGCAAACAAAGTAGCACAAGGTTCAAAAATCGTAACTGCTCCTGCAAAGAGTAAATTCTTTAGATCCGCAGAGAAGTTTGGTGGATCTAAGGTTGGCAAATCCATGTTGAAAAACCGTACCCGTTTGATAGGAACCACGGCTCTTGCAACTGGTGGTTTTGAAGCGGTGTTTAGTCCTGACGGAAGAGCTACGATTTCCGACTCGTTTGATATACTACCCGATCCTCTTGACGCGGCTCTTGAGACTGAACGCACAGAGAATCTATCAGGTGCCGATCTAGGTCTTGCTCGTTTAAGAAATAGTTTGCGTAGAGGCGTAGAGGGGGGCTTGGCAAGTCTTACCTTTGATGTTGGGTTACCTGTTGTTGGTGCAGCGGCACGAGCGGCGGGAACTTTACCGGGTGTTTCTCCTGTAACTTCTTCCTTGGCTCGTGCATCTGCGACTGTATTCAATGCAGGAGGAGAACTAATTAGCCGTATCCCTGGTGCCAAGACATCAAAAGAAACATTTGACGCATGGTTCAAACCTGGCGGTGTAGCAAACGGAGAACTAATTGAAGAGGTTCTCGATGTTAAAGCAGTGGGTGATACTGCACAAAGAGAAGCATTGAAACTATACAAAGACTTTGAGAAAGCCACTGGTCAGTTTATGTCGGTGGTAAAACTTCCAAAGAAAAGAAAGAAAACTCGTGAGCAAATCAAACAGAAACTGTACAAGTTTCTGACCACAGGTGACGATACTGCGCTTGATGGGTTAAACGACCAAGCTAAAAAAGCAGCAAATAGAATGTTGAAACTTGATCTTGAGTATCAAGATAAGATTCTTTTGGAATTAGAACAACGTTTGGCTAGTGGGACTGGTAATCCTAAGATGATAGCGGACGCGATAAAAGATATAGAAGCTCATAAAAAATCTGTAGGCGGCTACATCCGTCGCCGTTATGCCATGTATGATGACGCAGAAAACTATTATAAAGGCTTGGTTATAGGCACCCCAGAGTACAACGCTGCTCTGAAAGAAATGAAAAATTATGTTCGTTTTCAAAAGCCAGGTAACGAAGAATATGCAGATTTGTTTGGTGGCAGGGATCTCCCTGACTTTGTATCTGATGCAGACTTGGATGAGTTTGCAGAAAGAAAACTACTACGGTATTTAGATCTTGATGTTTCCGATGGAAAACTTACTCCGCAACAAGCTTTACGTGAAAAACAAAAAGCTTTAGCCGCTGAAGGGTCTCAAGTTGTTTTACCAGGTCGGGCTGTAAGTATAACAGACAATATGTTTATCAAACGTGTTGAAGAACTAAAGCAACTTCCGTCAACTAGAGAACTCATGGGTGAGGTTGTTGATCCTGCAAAGGCATACTTTAAAACTATTTCAGATATGTCCACAACATTAGCGGGTCTAAATTTTTATCGCAATGCAGCAAATACCTTTGGACAAAACATTGAAAATGCTCTTGAAAATCTTGCCAAAGGTGAACGCCCATTAATTGTTCGAAGTGCCTATGATAGACCAGAAGCTATTTCAGGAGAACAAATAGTACGAGATGAAGATTATTTACGGAGTCTTGGATACGAGCAGCTTGAGGCAGCAGATCAACCCACAATTTTCTTTGGACCTTATGCAGATCTTACGCGTATGTTTGTTACACCAGAAGTTAAACAAGCTTTAACCACTCCTGCTCGACTAGGACTTGATGAGTTGGGACAAGCAGTAGCAGTGGGTGCGCTTCTTAAAGGTCAAGCTCAACGTATGACCATTGTTCCCAATCTAATATCTCAAATCAGAAACATCACAGGTAACGGTATTGCCCTCGCACAAAACGGGAACCTTGCCCGTAACTCTGACTTTGTTGATACGTTTCGTTTGATTGCTGCAAATACTGATACATTAGATGATGAAGGTTTAAAGAAACTAAGCCGTGAACTTGGTGCGTTGGGCGTCATGGACACTAGCCTTGTGACCAGTGCCTTGAGAGATTTCCGTGATATGGCAAAGGATTTTAAAGTTGCCGGAAAGCTACAGTCTTTCGCGGACGATGCTTCATACAAACTTATCCCTTTTATGCAACAACTTGAGAACTTGTATTCAAACTCCGATTCATATTTTAAGTTAATGGCGGTGTTTGCGGAGCAAGGTAAAATGGCAAACGCTTTATCTAAAGCGGGTATAGATATAAATAATGTCAAAAATCCAGGGCAGTTTGAAGTTCTTAAAAAATCTTTGAGAGAACAAAAAATCGCTAAAAGAGATGCGTCACTGTCTCTAGATACTTCTCCTGCAAACTTCTTACTCACCATGGCGGGAGACACAGTAAAAGACACAATGCCCGTATACAGCCGTGTTGGTAAAGCAATACGTCGCCTCGATGCGATCCCTGTCTTCGGTAACTTTACATCGTTTGCTTCAGAAAACATTCGTAACGCAGCTAATACCTTGTCCCGTGGGGTACGAGAGCTTTCATTCAAAGCGGATGATCAGTTAATTAGAGCCTTGGGGCCAGACAACGCACGGATATTAGAGCGTCAGATCCGTGGGATCGGGTCACAACGTTTGATGTCTTACCTGACAATGTCTACCGTTATGCCTGCCGCTATAACCAAAGCCTCAATGCTTGCAACTGGAACCACGGAACAGGAACTTGAAGCTGCCAAAGCACTGACCGCAGACTTTTATGACGGACATGCGTTGGGTGTGATTAGTAACGATGGTCGTGGAAAGATGGAACTGTTTGATCAGAGTTATGTATTTCCTCATGCCTTTGTTACAGATCCTGTTCGTAAAGCTCTTCAAACATACAACGAAAGAGGTGAGCTTGGTAAGGATGAAGCCGACCAAATCTTAACAGGAGCTTGGAGTTTAGTTCAAGGCTACGCCGATCCATTTCTTTCTGAGTCTCTTTTCTTTGAAAGAGTCAGAGATGTTCTTCCACAAGCGTGGATTGGTCGAGATGGAGAAACACAAACGGGTGCTAAAGTATACAGTGGGTCGGACAGCTTTGGAGATAAGATGTCCAAAAGTATTACCCACATCATGGGTACATACATCCCTGGTTATGGTCGAATGTTTGTTGAAGAAAGAGGCGGTAAGTTACAACCGGGTAGATTGTTCCGTGGTCTCACAGGAGAAGTGGGAACAAGGGGTCAGGATTTTACAGCCAATGAAGAACTGGCTCGTACCATTACAGGATTCACGCCCATCCCTGTAAACGTGCGAACAGACTTTCGTTTCAAAGGCGGTGAGTATCTACCTTTACGATCCGCAGCTAAAAGTAATGCTAACCGTGAGATCAAACGTGCGGACGCTACAGTGCCCGAAATGGTAGAAGCTTGGAACACCTACCTAGACAACCTTTACCGTGAACAGAGCAAGCTCTTCTTCAACGTACAGGCTGCTCGTGCCATAGGTGCTAGTGATCAAGAGATAAGAAGTGAACTTAAACTAGCCGGAATGGGTGGTGCAGAGATATCCGCTATCCTTCGAGGCGAGTTCTGGCCTGGTCTAGCTTCTAAAGAACTAATCAAAGACACCAAGAAAGATATGAGATCGGAAGATAAAAGTCGGGTGGTAAATCAAATCCCTTGGTCAACCTTTAACAGACTGTCCAATGATCGCCGGAACATGAAACTAGAACCTGTCATTGCCAAAGAGGAACGAGAGGCAAGACTTCAAAGTCGGCAGGCGCAGCGAGAAGTTGAATCCCAAACAGCACAACAGCAAGTAACAACACCTTCAGAAATAGAACTTTCTCCACAACAACCTCCTGTTCAAACTTCTGTTCAAGTTCCTCAAGCTAATGTAAATGTGCAACCAACGGTTACGAGAAATAATCCACAATCCATGTTGCCATTCTTGGGTAGCAATCCGTTCGATGCTTTGAGAAATCTAGAACTATTGCAACGTTTACGCGGAACTAATCCGCCTCCTCAATAGTCAGCTTGATACCGTTGCCACCAAACATTTTTACTAACTCATCAGCCAATGCTTCTGTGTCATTGATGATTTCTTGATCATCGGTATGAGTTGCAAGGTTAAGAGCAACTCCTATAAATTCCATCAAGGACTCAACTTGCATTGGATGCATCTGTCTTAGCCCTAAAGTTTTAAATTTTTTTTCTATCATTATGTTATATCTCCCCAATCATTTTGGATATCTACGTCAATTTTAGAGGGGACTTTGAGCGGCACACCAGTTTCCATTATTTCCTGTATTTGAGTCGCTTGCTCTTGCCCCTCTATGTTAAAACATAACTCATCATGCACCGTAAGCATAGGAGTAAGTCCCTCGTTGTAGCAGTCAAGCATCGCTTTCTTTGTTTGATCTGCTGCTGAACCTTGGATTAATCTGTTTAACGCCTTGTAAGTAAACGCTCTTTTGATCAAAGGTCCGTATTCTTTTTGTGCTTCGTCGTGTGGCAAAGGTTTACCTGCACCAAACTTCTTTGGCTCCCACAATGGAAAACGGCACTTACGTCCAAGCAAAGTTCGTATCTGACCAAACTTAGATGCTTGTTGTGTCGCCAGTTCTGCAAGAGATTTAACAAACGGAACTTTACTTTGATGGTTTTCCATCAGTTCCTTTGCTTCTTCTTTTGATATGTCTAACTGGTTGGCTAACTTACCAACACCCATGCCATACATAATCCCCAGATTTACAGTCTTAGCTTGTTTACGATCAATGCCTGCTATGTCTGCTACCATCTGATGCAAATCTACATCACCCGTGTTGAACTCTTCGACAATCTGATCGACCATGTCATGCCGATTGACCCCTCGAACCGAAGCTGCAAAGTGAACAAGTAGCCGTGGCTCTTGGCTTGAATAGTCGAATGACCCCCACTTGCATCCATCGTCTGGAATAAAAAGGCCACGGATCAGTTTCTTTATATCCTTATCTCTGGCAGGTATTTGCTGGAGATTTGGATTGGAGCTTGAGAACCGACCCGTGACAGTACCACCCTCATCGCGACGTGTAGAGTGGAGTTCTGTATGGATACGTCCATTGTGCTCATGTCGGAGGATGCTGTCAATAAAAGTTGAGTCGGCTTTGTCAAATTCTCTGAGCTTGACAAGTGTCTTACATACATCAGATGGGTGATTCGTTAGAAACTCTTTCGTAAAGCTTGGCGCATCTTTCTCGGTTCTTGGGTATGGTATATCAAGCTTATCAAACATCTTTGCAATCGATGCCGACGCCCATATGTCTACGTCTAGTCCTGATTCTTTCTTGAGAAACTCCCGAAATGAATCCGTTTTTTTCTTGATTAGTTTCTTATTTACATCAGCTTTGTCTAGATCAACCCTTACACCTCTTGTCCGCATGTCCAACATGCACGGTATCAATCCTATCTCAAGATGCCAGATGTCCCACAACTCTTCCTTTTGTAGTATTGGTTTGAGTGCATCCCATAGTTTGAGTGTAGCAACGGCGTCTTGTTCTGCATATGCACCCACATACTTGGGTGGTAGCTTCCACATCTCGGCCTTTGGATCTATACCCCACTCTTTCGCAGCTGCCTGTAGGAGCTTCTCATCTTTCCGCTGAGAGATGTAATCCCTTGCCATGGCGTCTAACCCAAAAGACCACCTGTTCTCGTCTACAAGCGCCCCTGTGATCATCGTATCGACTATCTTACCCTTGATCTCTATGCCTTCGGCACGTAACCAACCTGCATCGTAGGTGGCATTGTGCATAATCACGTTCATATCTGGCACAGACAATTGTTTCTTGAGCCAACGCAACGTGAACTTCGGATCTAGGTTGTGTCCGTTTGAGTGCCGGATAGGAAAGTATCCTTGGTATTCCCCTGCTGCCACGGCTATGCCTATGATGTGTCCATCGTTCCGTGCCCACCCAGGACCTAGTGTTTTGATGTTTGGATCATAGGTTTCTAAATCAACGGATATTTCTTTGTAACCTGTGAGGTCTGGAAACTCCGGTGGTATGTTCCAGTCCACATCTACTAGATCCATTTCACCTCGGATCTGATAATTTTGATCACTTCCGAATAGATTTTTTTGCATCTCTTAGTATCTCCTCAACGCTTCGCTCGTTTCTTGTGACGAACTCTGCACCTAATGCTGTATATCCTGCCTTATCAATCCACGAATCCTCGTGGTCTATAGTCTCAAGTAGTCTGCTTGTTTTGACCCAGTCCATCATCAATGCGACGTGAGCTGCGGTCAGGTATCCGTGGGATCTTAACGCCCCACTTATGATTATGTTCCATCCCTCTGCAATGCGGTCATGGTTTTCAAAAGCGTCCCCGTAATCTTTTGCACGAGGTCCGTTAACTAATTTCTCTGCTGCTTCTAGTAGTTCTTTTCTATTCATAACATATACCTGTATTTGTTTCCTGTTAAAACGATATATAGATTATGTCGTGCTCTTGTTACGCCGACATAAAAGGCTCGATGCTCATCATCTGGGTGGTCACTGTTCACACATGCAGCGGTAGACTTATCTAACACTACACAGTTGTCATCCTCTCCACCTTTCATCGCGTGAAACGTTGAGACTTTGATACGGGGTTTAGAAGTTAGATCCTCACCTCTACGATAGATTGCTTCGATGTAATCTCGTTCCTTGTAACTTACTTTTAGTATGTCATATGCCGCGTGACTTGCATCTCGGAGCAAACCAAACTCATCCAGAAGTGTGTCCATGTCTACTTCGTCCTCGGGAGTCAACACCTCCAAAAGTTTTGAGGCACCTCGTTTGACAACGGCATCCTCCCCTTGCTTTGGCACAGCAGCGTAAAGTTTTTTGATCCGTTCTGTATTGATCTTTTTACCTTGGCACAGATCATCCCAAGTCATCATGTTCTCAACCAGTTTTTCTGAGATGCTAGGTCTGCCCTTGATAGAATATTTGAAACCAGAGTTTCGTAGGAAAGATGCAACGTCCCTGACATACCTATTTGTTCTTGCCATGATCGTCCAAGACCCTTCGTTCAAAGGTATCTGATCCATGTAATATACATATTCAACGGTGCCTAATTCATCACGAGGATCAAACTTCTTTTCAATACGCCCATCAATACGGTTGGCTATACTAGCTGCTAGTTCATGAACACGTCTCGGAATGCGGTAAGACTGTGTCAGATACTCAATATTACTAGAGCTTTGGATAAACAGGTTTACGTTTACGCCAGTCCAACGATGCACAGCTTGGTCGTCGTCGCCTGCGATAATTATCTTATCTGCACATTCAGACATGCCCTTGACCATCTCCCACTGTAGCGGTGTGAAATCTTGTGCCTCGTCCACAAACAAGTAGTCTAGATTTGGATACTCACCCATTTCAATGTACCGTTCAATCATGTCGATAAAGTCTACTTTGCCAGTGGTTCTTTTGTATTCTTGCAGTGTCCCTTGAAACTGTACCGCCTTGGCGTAGAACAAAGTGAAGTTGTTTGTTGCGCTGAACTCATCTTCCAGACTAACCATGCGATACCTCGAACGGCTGTCCATCTGTAAGTAGTCTTGACCCGTGCCTCCTAAATTAGGAGTTCGCATCCCATCGTCTAGATCTATCTCATCCTCTTTCTCAAACGACAGACCAATAGGTTCTCCAATGGCTTTGTAGTCTGCAAGTTTCATTACATCTTCGGGTTGCAAACCCAGACCATGAAACCCAAGGGAGTGACTGGTTCTCATAAACGGAAAGTCTTTGGACTCTAAATTAAACTGTGAACACGCACGGGTAATCATCTCCTCAATGGCTTTTCTTGTAAAAGATATCACACCTATACGAGAAGGATGCACTCCGCTTTGCAACGCCTCTTCTATCTCTTGGATCAATCGATAGGTTTTACCGCAACCTGGAGGTCCAAGTATTAACTTACTATTCTGTATCATACTCTTTGCCTCTTGGTCTGGTGTTTACCCAGTCTTCTATTTCAGACAAAACCCAACGACTCGATGATCGCTTGTTGTCTTCTGGCCCCAGAACTATGGGCTTTGGAAAACTGTCTGAGTTTTGTGATAGCTTGTAGACGTAAGATCGTGACACACCCAATAGATCTGCCACCTCACCCACTCTCAAAAGCCTATTAGAAGGGGATGTCATTTTCGAACTCCTCTTTTCCTAGTGTCATTTCTCCCTCGTCAAATGCAGGTATCCACCAACAACGTATGGTGCTTCTTACTTCACCCTTTGGTGTCCTCTTTACAATCGCTTGAACTGTACTGTCACCACCAAGATCACGAATCATCTGTATGATCTGCGCTCTGGTATGACCAGTAAATCTGCGTTGATGCAAAAACTCCAAGAGTCCAGGCAAGGTGAACTTAGTAACTCCGGCGTCTGTCCAAGGCTTGCCCATCTCCATTTCTTCTGGAGCCAGTGCTCTGATATGACTTGTACAATATGTTTGCATATGTTGCTTGAACTCCCCTGCCACAGTCAACTCCTCGGGAACATCGAGGTATGTGGCATTTTGCATAAGTGTATTGATAGTTTGTTGCCACTTCTGTGGCTTCATGGTCGGAGGCATAAAATTCTTTTGCTCCATACAGGCACGTTGCCAGAGCGTTTGGTTCTGTAGCTGCTCCGTGCTTAACTGTAACCGCTGACCGTTTACATCCATAAAATATAAACGTGGTTCTGATAACATGATACTCAGGCCATCAACACGAGGTGCATCTGGCGCATCTCCTCCGATACCAAACTTCTGTTGAGCACAAACCGTAGGATCGCAGTGGCTTTTGAACGGTTCGTCCTTACATGTATATCCGTATTCTTTTTTCTCATGTTGCTTGATTGTATTTGTTACCTCTTGCGAACTCAAAGGTGGGTTGAACATCGCCCTATTCATCTCCTCCGCTTGTTGTTGCCAGTGATCTGGGTTGCTTAGTTTCGCATACTTGCACATCATAAACAGCAACTTGTTTCTTGGTTCTGATTGCGGTCCGTCTGCAAATATATGTTTCAAGCATGGCGGCCCCTTGGGAAAGATCTCCCTGGGCTTAGACATCTGGAGTGCTTCAAGGTCTGCAAGGCTAGTCTGCTTCTTGTCTATCGCATCAAGAAACTCATCCAGTTCCATGGCCTCAACCTTGCTGTTGAAACAATACCGTTGTGGCATCTCCGCATTGAAGTATGGCATGTTGATAAAGTTGCCTACGTCTCCACGCTCCGTGATGATTGTGTCTTGCTTTGGAAAGATCTCGCAACCGCTTTGTCCCAGTGCAATAGACATCTCGGTAAGATACTCTCGCACCACTGCGGCTTGTTCAAACTCTTTGAGAAACAAATACAAATGCGCTCCACCAGATTTAGATCTGCAATGCAGCAGCGGAAGCTTTAACTTCTGTATTTTGTTCTGTAAACTCTTGTGATCGAGGTCATAGATATCTACGTCCAACGCACCCCACTTGCACATGTTATCTTCATCAATAGGAATAGCACCAACACCATTGACCCCGTCAATGTGCTGCTGAACTAACTCTTCAGTAAGAGGTTCCCTAATTATTCTGCTCTGTGATTCTGCTTTACCGTTACGATTTGTGCGACCAACGACAGTTGTACCATGTGCGTTCTTAGCCCCAACAAAAGCGGCAAGCAGTCTTTTTGATTGTGACATAACTGCTCCAAATAAAAGAGGGACAGCATAGGAGAACTGCCCCTCTCAGACTGCTAGAATGGGATTTCGTCGTCCTTAACTTCCGCATTCTTGTCATCAGAGGTATCAGGAGTGGAAGCCCTCTCCTCTGGTGCCGCAGCCTTTACCTCTCCGTCCTGCACTGAAACGAAGAGAGCCTTTGCTTGTTGGTACAAGTCTGTTTCTTTAATGCGACCCTCTAATTGTACAGAGTAGTTCGCATATGACTGATCGTTTTTGTTTGTCTCTTCAACAGAGGACACACGCCAGATGTTTGCAAAGATAGGAAGCTTTACAACCTGACCAGTCTTTGGATGTTTTGCTGTTTGCAGATTGATCTGTGACTTCCAACGACGGCTCACTTTCAACGCCGTGATCTTCATGTCCAAGACCGCAGGGTTCCACGCCCCATCCGAAGTTTCATACAACACATAATAGTTGTCAGCTTTGACCATCTCATTACCGTTTGGAAGAAGTTCTTTGTTCCCCTCCCGAACAGCTTGTTTGATGACTGGATCGTCTGGTGCTAACTCACCTACAAATCCACCACCATCATCCATGGGCACCCATTCGGTGTACTTAGTGACAGATGCACAGGCAACGACACGCATACCCTCTGATCCATCCCAGTATTCACCAGTAAGGTTGTTGAAGATGTCCCCTGCACCAATACCTTTGATGTACTCAGGTTTGTTTTTGTTAACCTGTGGTGACATTTGTTGTGCCAACCGAATGAACGGCATGGTCATTTCTTCAGCGGCAAAGGAAGATCCTGCCCCTGCGTCTGCAAAGATGTCGTCCATTAACTCTGTGCTAACTTCCACACCTTTTGTTTTTGCTACTGCTGTGTTCATATTATTTCCTCCTTATTTCCGCAGTGTTCATTGAGTATGCCCCGAACAAGTCAAGGTCTATTGGTTTACCTTCTGTGATACGTTCCTTTACAAAAGCCTTGAGCGTCTGTGCATGAACGTGGGTCTTGGTCTTCGGATCAAAACCCTTCTCTTGCAGCAAACCAACAACGTCCCCTGCAATATTATCTTCACCTTTCCCGAAGGAAACAGTCACATCATTCTTGATGATGCTATCTAAATTGTTTTCTCGTAACCAGGTGTAAGCTTCTTCTCTCCTCGCAACTGGTATGGATGCGTGAACTTGTAGCTTAGTTGAAACAGTGAGACCATCTACATCGATCCGATCTACACCCATCTCATCCATCAGCATTGGGATTTGTTCCGAAGCTAACGAATGTTTTTGAGACTTCAAACTTTTCAAATGGTTTTCAGCCTCATCAATCTTGTCCTCAAGGTTTTTCATATCTCGAACCAGAGAACTCAGAGTCTTGCCAGTGTCTGTGTCTACATTCTTTAACGCACTAGCCTCGTCAAAGATGTCTTCGAATATTTCATCATTCGCCATTACAAGTATTTCCTCTTCAGGGTTGATTTATGTGGACGCCTCGTGCTATCCACTGTATAGACATTAGTGGAGGTATATGATGGATGTCAACTACAAATTTAAATTAAAACCATTTAACCACCAACTCGAGGCATTGAAACTCGGTTGGGATCGCCGGGAGTTTGGCCTGTTCATGGAGATGGGAACAGGTAAGTCCAAGGTTTTGATCGACAACATGGGTATGTTGTACTTACGGGGAGCAATAAACTTTGCTTTGGTCATCGCACCGAAAGGCGTTTACCGTAACTGGGTATCAAAAGAAATCCCAGAACATATGTCTGATGACATACCGTACAGAGTGATTCGATGGGTGGCCTCCCCCAATAAAAGTCAACAAGAAGAAATGCGTTCAGTCAAGGATCATTTCGAAGGTTTGACTATTTTTGTAATGAATGTCGAATCATTCTCTACGCCCAAAGGTAGGAACGGTGGCGAGTGGATGGCAAGAAAACTTGGCACCCATGGCATGATTGCTATAGACGAAAGCACAACTATCAAGAACCACAAAGCTAAACGAACCAAAGCATTGATGAAGATTGCAGCTGACTTCAAATACCGCAGACTTTTGACTGGTTCTCCGATTACCAAATCACCAATGGATATTTTTTCTCAGACTGAGTTTCTCCGACCAGGTCTCTTAGGTTATGATTCATACTACGCATTCCAAGGACGGTATGCCATCATGGTACGCAAGACCATGGGTTCACATGCATTCCAACAGCTTGTCGGATACCGCAATTTGGATGAACTCACTGCAAAGATAGACCAATTCAGTTATCGCGTTCTAAAAAAGGACTGCCTCGATCTGCCAGATAAAATATATACTGTCCGATATGTAGGCATGACCGCAGAACAAGTGAACATGTACAACCAGATCCGTAAACATGCCATGGTTCTGTTGGAAAATGGGGAGATGAGTACGGCTCCGGCTGTCATTACACAAATGCTCCGCTTGCAACAGATCCTGTCGGGACATCTCAAGACCGACGATGGTGACATGGTTTACTTCCAATCCAAACGTATGGAGGCACTGGAAGAAATACTTGAAGAACACGATGGTAAAGTTATTGTCTGGTCTCGGTTCCGATATGACATCCAACAGATTGTGTCCACGCTCAACAAGAAACACGGCGAAGGTTACGCAGCTGCCTACTACGGGGATACTTCAGACGAGGATCGAAACAATATTGTCCAAGACTTTCAAAACCCAGATCACCCATTGAAATGTTTTGTTGGTAATCCTGCCACCGCCGGATACGGTCTGACATTGACCGAAGCTAACCTGGTGGTCTACTATGCTAATGACTTTAATCTTGAAACTCGTATCCAGTCAGAGGATCGGGCGCATCGGATTGGACAGAAGAACAACGTGACGTATGTTGATTTGATAACTGAGCGCACAATAGATGAGCATATCGTCAAAGCACTCCGTGCAAAAATAGACATAGGTGCAAAGGTGTTAGGTGAAGAGGCAAAGCAATGGCTAAGTTTGACCCCGAAAAAGTAACACAGCTTATGGTAGAACGTGCAACTGGGTACGCATCCCGCGAAACAGCAGCAAAAGAACTAGCAGAAATGACTGGTCTTGATTTCGATGTAGCCAAAGCATTCTGCTCCAATCTCAAACCCCGTGGCTCTGCCGGACTTGCCGAAGTCAGAGGCTACAAAAAAGGTGAGTGGCCCGAAAAGAAGCCCCCAAAAGGGGGCTAGTTTGGGAGAAAGACCACAGGCATGAACCTTTCTCATCGAGCAGTTAAACTATACTATCATGCAGCTTGCATTTCATCAACAGCTTTCCGTATCATAACCGACAATTGACGAGCCATGGATCTTTGCTCGTGCTCTGACAGTTTACGAAGCGCATCATGATCCTCTTTCAATAATCCAACATTCTGAAACTGTTGTTTATCTGAATCCTTCATCTTTTTTCTCGGCATACTTGTCTCCTTTTTGTTATTACTTGTACACTACATGACACTAACTAACAAGTACATATGCCGTTACTTCTTTAAAAAGATCTGGGCGCAGCTCAAGCACATGTTCCACCACATCTTCACTTAGTTTTGTTTCGTTTACGATCTCTTCCAATGTCCAAACTTCGTCGTTTTCTTCGAAAAACTTTTTTATTACAGCGGTCTCGTGTCTTCCATTCCCAGGTATGTTTCTTTTTTCTAAATCTTCCTCAATCCGAATGCAACGCCACGGTATTTGATCCCTCTTGTCCTCATAGTTTGGAATGCAATGTGCGTAAACCATTTGCCCTTCCTCCAGGTTCATGCGCTGTACAATTCGTGTGTTGAAGAACACCGCTTCCCCTTCTTCGGTTGCACCGAACGCACTGTTTGAATTTGTTATCCCATCAACAATGACAGGCATGGCAGTAGTATTAAAACCTTGGGTCATATATCTCTCCTTTGTTAAGTTTTTCTTTGTAATCTCTTATCTCTCGAACAAGCCCCTCAATCCTTGGATCTTGGGGATCATCCCATTCTATATCGTCAAGTTCTTTTTGTCTATTTCGTAGCAATTCTACTATTGAATCTAATCTTTCGTCCATTTATTCTCCTTACTGAGGCTGACGCTCACCTTGGGTAAAGGTGAAGGATTGTTCCCCGCGTTGGCCTCACGATCTTTCCATGGTGGTTCAGCCAAGCTTACTTTGCTCTTTTTTCTGTGTCCTTCTCTGCGTATGTGACTCATCCATTCCTTATCCGTCTTAATACATTTCGTCATATCTTAATTCCGCTCAATCTTAACTTTGAAACAAACGATTTCAACTCTTCCCGCGCACGAAACAAGTCCTGTTCTGTATTTCTGGGTCGATCCCTGCGCCCGAGTTCATCTTGCAACCTATCAACTTGTTGTCTTAGAAAACGGTATTCAAACTTGAGCGCAGGACTTAAATCTTTATCACCCATCAGATAACTTTCTCCATAGTTCTCTGTCTTCAAAAATCTCCTCCCATTGTTTTTTAATCTTATCTATTTCTGTTTGTTTTAGATCACGAGATTTAAGCATTTTTTCTAAGTTTTCCCTTTCACCCATCTGGTCTGACCTTTGGCTTTACGTCAATTTCTTTTATGCCTGACATGAACGGTGTGCGTCTACAGTACATCATGATCTCCTTGCCGTATGTATCAGCAAGGATGTCGTACAGATTATCCATCACTCCGTCGCCCATGGCATCGTAACAAGCCTTTTCACTCGGGAAAATAACAGACGTTGCTACGTCTTGGTCTTCAACCACGTACTCAATAACGAGTAACGTGTAGAAAAGTTTAAACATCCTTGACCACCTCCCACACGCCCTCTGCGCCTGCGTCTATATTAGTGTCCCGAACCAAACCTTTTTTGTGTAGCTGCGAAAGATTGTTTCGCACAATTGATAACTTCAAACCCATCCGGTCTGACAATTGTCGCGCTGTCCCTGGACCTCGATCGAGTTCAGCCAAGACTTGCTCCTTCCGAGTAAGTGCCTTGTTACTTCGACGCTTGTTAGTTAATCGTTTCCAAAACTCCTTGATCATTAGTCTTCTCCTTTTCTCTTGATCCTTGTGTTCACACCTAAGTTGTAAACCAGTTCTTGTTTAAAATCACATAATCTTTTCTGAACCTTTGCAGGGTCTACCGTCTCAATCAGTTCATCCAATCGATCCACGACGTAGTGCATACATACTCTGTCATCTACATCATTTGCGGTTAATTTAGATAAATGATCGGACATGAAACTTGCTTTTTCTGCGGACGTTTGTTTTTGATGCTCCTCTTCATTTGTTGCGTACAAAAAACTTGTATCCTCCAACGCAATTGCAAGTTTTTCTAGAGGAATAAATCTAGGAAACTTAACCTCATTGCGTTCAAGCCTGCTTAGTAAAGATTGGCTCACCCCCGCTTTTTCTGCCAGTTCGCATTGGTTATAAAACTTTAATTTTCTTAATCTTTTCAATTTTTTTCCGTCAATCATGCTATCCTCCAAACACGATATCCATTTTCAACCTTTCTACAGCTACCTTTCCGTCCAAGCTTTTTTAGTTTGGCGGCAAGGTCACATCCTTTTGATCTTCCTTTTGATCCTTCAAAAAACACACTGTCCTTAACATCCATTTTAGATGCAACCTCACGCATTTTATTTTTCTCTGGCATGGGTATATTCTTCTCTATTTTATATTCCATCCTTCTTCTCCCATTGATTTACTTCAGCGTACCACTTGTCTGTGCTCCTACTTCGACAGACTTGTGCATTGATCCACTCGCCCTCCTGTTCTTGTAGCCATCGAATGAAATCTTCTCTGTGTATACTCAGATCAAACAATACCCACGCAGGTTTGCCCTTCGGTTCTTTCGTATAAAATCCTTTCAAAAATATCTTTTCTTTCGATGCTCTGTGCTCACCGAGTTTTTTGATAAGTTCGTCTGCTTTCTTCCGACACATCGATGCTTCCTCAAAAGAACACGCAGGATCTTTTGCCTTCCGTAACAAGGCTTCAAGACGTTCATAATCATCAGCCATTATAATTCCTCAAATTTATCAAGTTTCTCTTTCAATAGTTTATGTACTCTTTCTGCTTCGGCTTGCTCCGATTTAAAAACCGTCATAAAAATACTTGGATCTCTTTTTCCAAATCTTAGTTCGTCTTTCTCTCTTTCTTTAACTCTGTCAGAGATCTCAGTCGCATACCAATAGAGCGCACGTTGGATCAGTCGGGCATCTTGCACATTGAAAAATATATATTCGTTTGGTTCTACTTTTTTCTTCTTTTGTGTAGAAGCAAGGTCTTGAATTGGTTGTCCGAAAAGAGCTTCCAACTTTTTACGGACAATGGTTCTTGGTTTTGTTTGACCAAGCTCAAACTGACTATAGGCTGCTTGCGTTATACCAACCTTCTCAGCCACCTCTTCTTGTTTCATTTGTTTCTTTTGCCGTAACAATTTTAATGTTTCTGACATCATCGAACCTCCATGTAACTTTCGATTAACCCTTGCGCGACTTGCGATGTGATGGCGTTGCCGTAGGCGCGGAGGCGTCCCACTCGGGCGGTAGCCCCATGAGCCAACGGGAATGTGTCGGGTTCAACTGGCCTCCACTTTCCATCTCGGCAGAGGAGCCAGTCCGCAGCTGACCAGAAGCCGTTAGTCTCATAGGCTCGGGTTTCGGTGTCATCTCCCCCTTTGCCTCCATCACCGCTTCGATCATCTCGGGAGATACTTGCTCCCTCAGATTGCACGGAAACGATCTGTTCTTTCTCGTCGTCTGGTGCATCTTGATCATTGCTTCTCGGCTCCGAAGAGGCAGACTGTCCATCGTGTTGGGCGTTGCCCATCCCGACATCTTTGCCATCTGGGTCAGGCTGCTCCCCGACATTCCGTCCGTGATCCCAGTTCCTCCCCTCGTGCCGTCCGTTGCCGATGGCGTTGTCCACCCCGACATCTGCGACTGCTCCGGCAAGTTGTGACCCCGACTGTTCCACTCCTTCACCGACTCTGGTTTCGCCGCTCCCTTGTGATCCGCCGTGGTCGGTGTCGCCCACCCTGTCAGTTGTGCCGCCACATCCAACGTGTCCGTGCTGATCTTGCCGTTGCGTATCCGACCTCCCTGATATCCACCCTTGTGATCTCGGGTTGTCGGTGTCGGCCACGAACCAGAGACGTTGCCTGATGTGCGGTGCACCGAAGCCCGCAGAGCAGAGATCGAAAGCCCCGATGGCGTAGTCCGATCCTTCCATGTCAGCTTGTACAAGGTCGATCCAACCGAGGCCGTCTTTGCTTGCAACCTGCTCTCCAAAGACCGTTGGAGGTCGGCACTCTTCGATGAGGTGAAACCAGTGAGGCCAGAGGTGCCGCTCGTCAGCCATCCCTTTTCTTGTGCCTGCACCGCTGAAAGGTTGGCAAGGACACGATCCCGTCCAGACTGGTCTGTCGTCTTCCCACCCTGCGGCTCTGAGCGCATGGCTCCAGACCCCGATTCCTGCGAAGAAGTGACACTGAGTAAATTGAAAAAGTTCTTCTGGTTTGACATCCGATATGCTCCTCTCATCGACCACACCATCGGCAATGTGACCATCTCTAATTAAGTTTCTTAACCATGCCGCAGCATATGGGTCTATCTCGTTGTAGTATGCGCTCACTTCATTGCCCCCCAACTTCCTGACAACAACTCTCTGAGAAACTCTACGCTATCTAATTCCATCTTGCGCATCTCCTTTTCTCTTGGATCTCGTGACACATCCAGATCACGTAGATGCTCTTGCAAATGATCCAACGCAACTTGCAACGTGTTCACGTCCATGTAGTTGAGTTGAGCAGCCGCTCCATTCGGGAGCACAAGATATGTGTGCCCCATCGGTAAATCTAAAACTCGCTTACTCATCTTCGACCTCCACTCTACCCGTGCCACTGCACGTTTCACATTCCATTGGTTTGACATCAATGACACCAATGTCGCGATCAACATTGTGGGGTCGATAGACCTCAACATCGACAATACCTTCACCGTCACAGTCCCAACAATAATCTGGTTTTCGTTCCTTATTATAGAATACCTTGTCAAAGATATCGCTCAACATAAGCTCCATCGGATCTACCTTATGCATCTTCTTCCTCCACTTTTGAAATCCAATAGTCCAAACCCATTTCTTGTTCTTCCTCCCATCTTGCTTCTCGTTCCTTGATCTCTTCATCCGTGAGCGTCCGACAATGGTGCTCACCCAACGTGAACTCACCAACGACATCCATGCCTTCGACCTCGTATTCTGCTTGCACTTCGATGCCCAACTCATGCAACTTCTCCCACACAGGAATAGGTGCATCCCATGCCGTCCAACATTTGAACCTGAAGTATGATGTCGGTATCGGATAGTGATCGTCACCATGCACAATCTCTTCCATGATCTGAATGTTCGTGACTTCCCACTTCGTGTTCCAATTGTCACAACGCCAGTTGTACTGAGGAGATGTGCCCTTGCCATCGAAGGGTTGCCCGATAACCTCTAAAGGTATCGGGAGAACCACATCACAAAAACGCTGACGATCTTTTAGTTCCCAGTAAAGATGAGTAACCATGCTCGTCTCACCGTGAATGTAAACTTCTTGATCACACCAGTTAGGCATTACACTGTCCTCCAAATGTCCAATGCGTCCGCCTCGGATAGATCATTCAGAATAGTAGCGTCTGAATATTCTTTCTTGATCATCTCTTTCAAAAGCCAATCAGGTTTACCCTTCGGTTTGTTCCACTGACAAACCCTAAGTTCCCCATCCTCTTTGATCTGAGCAACGACACATCTGTTCATAAGTCTCTTCATGTCTTTCTTGGTCAAGAAATTAGACACTTGATCAGAGCACCAGTATTCAAACTTCTGATCAAAACCCTCGGGTGACCACTCGTACTTGCCAACATCTTGCTTAGGTAGTGATGCGAAGTACTTTTCTATCTCATCATACTTCTTGCGCCATGCACCTTTGACCTTGATCAATGGTGACTTGTCATGAGGGTGTACATAGTCTGATCCACCGTGCCCATCGTTGCTGACATCAGCAAATGGTTTGCCGTCCAGATATACGACTGCGGTGTAGCAATATGTTTCTTCACTGCCAGATGCAAAGTGCTTGATTGATTTCATTTCTAAGTTCATTGTTTAGTTCCTTCTCTCTTTGATTAAATTGTTAATAATTACAAGTAATACACGACTGGCAACTGGTGTCAAATACAAAATTTACACTATAGGGGGTTTTCCAGAAAAATTTTGTTTTTTTTTTTTTTTCATTTAAATCAGGTGTAAATACTGTAAATACTGTAAACACACCCATATAAATAAGATGTTTCAGAAGATATTTCTGTTTACACTTACTGTCTGCTGTTTACAGTTAAAGTGTAAACACAGCCCAGAGCTAACATTTTGTTTGAAAGTTTTTCTGATTTCTCTGGAAAATTCCGCTATATAGGAATACTTTGCAAATCAGGGCAACGAGAGGCAAATATGACATCGATAAAAAAGAAGGTCGAAGACAAACATAATCGACAACTGACAAATCGACAGAGAACTTTTGCAAGACACATTGTTGAGGGAATATATTCGAACACTGAATGTGCACGAAAGGCAGGTTATCTCCCTAATCAAGCGAAAGATCATGCATCAAGACTTTTAAATGGTCGGGATTATCCACACGTTGTGGAGTATATCCAAGAACTCAGAGAAGAAAGAGAACGACGATATGGTGTGACCACGTTGGGTCAACTTGAAAGATTACACAAACTTTCTTTGGGAGCGGAGGAGGCAGGTCATTTTTCTGCCGCAATCAACGCTGAAAAAATACGATCAGCATTGGGCGGTTTGACTATCGATAGAAGAGAAAACATCAATACCATGGATCAATTATCCAGAGATGAAATAGTCGCACGACTAGCAAAACTTCAAGAGCAATATCCTCAAGCGTTTGTCATAGATGGAACAGCGGAGGATGTAACAAATGAGCAGAGGTCCAGAGGCGAACTTTTGGAGCACAATTCGGAAAAGTCTCCCGAGTAAAGCATTCGCAACCCGAATAGAAAATAAACATGGGGGCGGTGTTCCCGATGTTCATATTGTCTGGGATGGGTTTCCGTTCTGGATGGAATTGAAGACAGCAAAAAGCAATAAAGTAAAGATCTCGCCTCATCAAATCGCGTGGCATACTGCATATTGGGCACGAGGCGGTAAGAGTTTTTACTTAGTCAAGCACCTCTCTACGAGCGACATATTTTTATTTGACGGTGAAAAAGGGGTCGATTTACTGGAGAAAGGACTCTTGAAAACCGAAGGTTCGCGGTTCAAGAACCTTGCGGCTTTATGGGAGTTTCTTGCGCCTCTTGCGCCTCTTGCGCCTCAATAGATCTTGCGCCTCTTGCGCCGGAATTTTTTAAAATTTTGTAGAGGCAATCGGGCGAGATACAAATTTCCCGATTGCCTCGATGTTGTGAGCCAGTGTTGTCTGCAGCTGGCTCACAATTCCCAGGGATTAATGTTCAACTATGGCAATTGATTTTGCCAGACTAGATCCCTTGCATAATTTACACGCGGTACACTGGACGCGCCGCCCTGCTTCCTTGGATGCTGGACACAAGGCTTCGTTTGCTTTATCGACTTGCCCTAGATCCGCGACAACTCGGAAAGTTCTTCGACCTGCTTTCCAATGCATAACTGCTTCCGCGTAACTATCGGCGGATTGCATTGCTATATCTGGTCGCCATGGTTTCTGGTGAGTGTAAGCTGTCCATGTATCACACTCGGATAAAAGGTCATCCCAAACGTGCGACGGAACAGCGGCGGGATCGCCATATGTACCGACGCGGACAAAACGCCCGCGACCCATTTCCGCGGCATCGCCAACTTGATAAACCCCGCGTTTGTAAGCTTTCCATACAATCAAAACACCTTGCCCTAAGTTAACGTAACACTTTCGACCCTTGGCAATCTTGCGATTAGGATCAGTTGTTACTTCGCCGCGCATTGGGCAATTGCCGCAAATAGAATAGTCTTCGCCAGTCTTCGAAGCTTCCAATGGGTTTATATCTTCGCGCAATATATAAGTTTGCACGACCTTTCCAGTCTTCGTATTCCGATTGGAATAGGTGGCAATAACTACGATTGGTTTACCATCCAATAAGCTTTGCCCGTTGTAAATGATAGCTGATTTAAGCATTACGCGCTATTTCCCCAGCCTTGTCTCTGTTTAACAAGCTCGGCAAATTCATCCGCGTCAATTTCGTTATCATCGCAAAATTCGACAAAACGCGGATCATAGTAATAATGATCCCCGTCGTCTGGGCTGGGATAAATGCAATTACATTGCTTATCAAATTCTTTATATAATCTATCGAAATCCATTACATACACCTTATTTCCTTAGTTAGTTAACACAATCACAATAAATAAATTTCAAATAAAACACAAGTTAAATCTTGCGAATTGATCGGCCTTGCGCCTATCTTGCGGCTTCGGCGCGGCAACTTAAAAGCGTGACGAAGTCACTCATTTTAAGCGCGTCTTCAACGCGCAAGCGATTGGCGCATCGAGCCAACGCACCTTTTATAACCGGGTGGAAAAGGAGCCGAAGCTCCCCTTCCTATGTATGCTTTTCATCTGGCTCATTGTGATACCGTATCCATCGTTCAGCTTCTTCATAAGCCATCTCAATGTTATCAATGTTATACACTGTAAAGACATCGATCTCATCTTTCGGAACTCTTAACGGTAACAAGTAGACGTTAAAGGTTGCACTACCGTTCCACTTTATAACGTACCGTAACGAATCTTTTTCAAAATAAAAACTACACATTGAGTATATCCTCATCCAGATCCAAGTAGTGCAGCATGTTACTTTCAAGATCTCCTATTTGAGCCAACCATAAATCCATATCGTCTGACATGGTATCATGCGTAGACCAAACGGAATCGTCTTCCGCTTCTTCTGCTATCAACCTACTGTCGTCGTTAGCGTTTTCCAACATGGCTCTGACATCATCGAGCTTGTTATATGCCTTAACCAATTGCTCTTTTACACTTTTTGATATTTCAATACCCATTATATCCTCCGTGGGTTTGTGGGGACCGAAGCCCCCACGGTTGGATTAGAACCAAATTACTGTTGGATCTTCAGTATGCCCTGCCTGATGTGACAAAGCTTTAGGCGTTGCATCGTCTGGATAAGCATCAAGCCATCCATCATCTGCCTGTACAAGGTAGCCGTGCCGCCGAATGTTGACTGCGTAGTCATCACCCAGTTCGAACTGACCGTCAAACATGTGTGGCGACGTAGCTGCTACAAACCAACGAGAGTAGTCGTCCTCGTTTTTGGCAAGCTTGTATGTCTTCAAGATGCGCCATTCCCAACCACTATTGTTCTTGTAGATAGCGTATGGCTTTTCTTGTGTTCGTGATTTTCCAAATGGATTTTTTGTTTTTGGCATTTGTATCTCCTTACCAATTAATATGTGCTAGATCCCGTACCCAACACTTCTGACCCATATCGTATTGAGTTACGGTATAGGTATTCTCATCACCGACTGACTGATGCCAACGGTTCAAAAATTGCCAACAATCTTTGTCTTCTTCAAGATAATAGATACATGACTTCTGCATCTCATCCTTGTAACTGTAGTTGCTGAACTCCGATACTTTCATACCGACCCGCTCAAGATCGGCTGGAGTTACCTCCAACCAACCATGACCTGCATCAGCGTAAAAATTGAAATTACGCTTTAGCATCAACTTCTCCTTTCTTCTTGACCTTGTACTCAATTACTTGCTCGTACTTATCGACACCCCACTCTGCCGACTGAGCATTGTCCCGATGTACTCGAACCAACGCTTGACGAAGACCTTTGTGTGTGTCTCGTACAGGTGAGTAACTTTCCAAATTGTGACCGTGATCTATGATGAAAGCATCGAGTGCCTCCATCTCCTTTAGTGACATGGAAAGGTTGACCTCTGAGTCTCTGTAATTTGAATAAGATAATTTAGCCATTTGTATCTCCTTTCGGCTATTACACACACCACAGAATCGTCGTGCATGTGCCAATGGGTTTTCATAAAAATGATCGTGTGGTCAAGGAAGCCGATCGTCCCCGATCGGGTAGTCAGTGAAGCGACGGTTTTCGTTACGTCATCGGTTCTGGATGTGCACGTCACAACCGTTAAAAAAACAGAGACCCGATGGCTCTGTTTTTAGGCTTGATGACGTCACGTACAGGTTCGCATGATGTTACGAATAACCGGGACCTTCCGACCCCTGAATACTTGGAAGGGGTTGACGACACATCATTTTTTTATGGCACGCGCCTTGAGCACAGTCCGCACGGGGGTTCCTGTGTGTGTGAGCAACGGGCGCACGTACACGGACTGGACAAGCTCCAAAGAGGCTCCGATGTACGCTGACATCACATGGAACGAACGAGCTTTGTTCCAAAGTCGGTAGTGTAATGTTATGTCCCGTCACATTGGAGAAAGCTTGTCTGCCGTGGACAGCGCAAGGATCTGGGTGCAACGGTTCTTTAGCAAGCTAGGGGTTACTGCGACGTTTGCTTTACGACTGTTCGAGCACAAACTGACCCCTAACCCCCCTAAACGTGGGGTCGTGCGCTCTCCTCTGCCTTATAATGTTAGTTTGATAAATTCATTCGGGGGTAATTCCATTGCACTTGTAAGTAGAACACAAGTAGGTTCTCTATGCCCCGAAAAAAATTGCCCCTATATTTTCATTTGGGTTTATTGTAAAGTGCCGACATGGCTGACAGATACACCATTGACATAGAAAAAGGCATTCCCCTAGGTTTAAGGCCCTTGGCCCGAGGTCTGGGACTCAATGATCTTTCTAATTTGAATCCTTTTGTAAGTTTGTTTGCTCGTCCTAGGGACGCCGCTGCGAGGTACGCGGAGCCTGAGAAGTATTCTCCGACTGGGCAGCGTGAGACTATGGATCTTGTTGAGGCGGGGATGGGACCGTTAGAAGCTCTTTTAGGGGTTGGGATTGGAAGGTATTTGACGCAGCCTACGAAACAGATTTTGACTTCTACGTTTACGGGCGTTGATCCAGATGTACCACAGGCTGATGTGCCTTCACCCGTGGGCATAGAGACTCTTGTTCCCACTGAGGATCTTGTACCACGACCCATGCAACTTGCGGAGGGCGAGGTTCCTTTTGCTCCGCCCACGGTGATTGATGATAATTTACTCAACGAGGTACAGGATATAGGTCCGGCACCAAGAGACTACGATGATCTTCGTGAGGAATTAGGTGGTGAGGGTGATGGTCTTATAGACTTGAACGCTCCCACCACTGCAAACAACCCAAACTACAGGGAATACGGCATAAATTTAGAGGCACTGGAAGATGGCGATTTTCCAACGGAAGATGTTGGGATAGACATTGAGCGTGGTTTAATTTTCAGTGCAGCGGACGGACCGCAAAGTATTTTTGAACGAGCTAACTACGATGATTTTGTTCAACGGTTTAGAAACACGAATGACGACATACGTGGTGAGATGATAATGGAGCTTATGGAAGGAAGTCTTGATCTTTTAGACACGTACATGTCAGTTGAGGATGCAAACAGGGTTCGGTTGGGCATTCTTTCAGATATAGGGATGCCTGCAAATGATTTAGATCACGTAGATCGTTTTATGAATATGGCAGATGTTCAAGCGGCTGTTCAAGCGGTAGACGCCGAGATGATAGTTGATCCTGCTAAGAGTTATCAATATCCGCTTATGGATGCTGTTACGCCGTTTAAGTCTAAATATGCAGAGGTAGTGCAGGGTTTAAAGCAGACCAAGTTTGGAAGCGCAGCGGACTTTTTGAACTTTCTTAGGAACAAAGGGGTAACTGAGGCGGAGTTACAAGCTAGAGATTTAACAGAAGAAAGTTTACCTTCGGGCAAGTTTGATGCGGAAAGTTTAATAGGTAAGCAAGGGATTGGCGGAGGACAACCTTTAAAGGTCACCGTGCATACTGGACCTAACACTGCGTATGCTCAACACTTCACTCCTGGGGGAAGAAAATACTCGGAAACGGTTATTACGTTAGACAATCCAAAGATAGGTCGGACATCTGTCGCATCGGACATGATGCACTTTTCCACAACTCAATCGGATGCGGGTGGGCCGTCTGTTGTTCATTTACGCAGTGCACTGTTTGACGTTGTTGACCGACGCTTTGGTACTATTGGTGAACCAAACCCCGACGGACTCGGCAAAGCTTTTCATGTAGGCGAGATCCAGAGTCAGGCGACACAAGATGCGAGATTACTTCGCAAGAGTCGTAATAGAATAGAGGAAGATTTTGGCGGTCCGCAAAAGTTATCGGACTTTGCATATGTGCCTTTGTTTGAAGATGGTTCTGGTAAAAGCAAGACACTACTTGACGCGGTTACAGAGTATAAGGACATAGAACTTGTTGTTAATAACTTAAAGAACGATCCAAATTATGATCCGAGAAAAGCTCGGGATCGAACGGGAGTTAGCTTAGAGGATCATGAAAGGTTTTTAGCAAACACTAAAGTTAAAATTGAAAAGGCATTAGAGTCTAAAGACTATGGTTTTAAAACTTTTGAAGACGCACTGGAGTATCAGCGCAAAGTTGAAAACCTCTTGAGAGAAGACCAAGGCATTTTTGCTCGAGACCAGACTATAAGTCAAATAAACGAATTACTTTCTCAAACTTACGGTCCTAACACGGTAGACGACATAGGGATTGGTTCTTTATATACAACGGATAAAACGACGACGATTGCGTTAAAACATGCATTGGATCAGGCGATTACGTTAGAAGACGCGGACTTTTTAACGATTGGCACTGGCGACATGGCATATAGCATGACGGGCGGTACTTTGGAGGGTCAACAAGAATACTACGACGAGATCGTTCCGAAGACCTTTAATAACTTGCTTGCTAGATTAGAAAAAGAAAACAAGGTCAAACTTCCGAGACTCAAGACACAAACAATTCAGGGCACTGACGGAGAGCCGCATGTTGTTCGAGGTATTGAGCTTACGGATGAGTTAAAAGAAATATTTCGCAATCCCGATAAGGGCGTTTACGCATTTAAGACGGGTGGACAAGTAAAACTAAGAAGCGGTGTGATGTCGGCACCTGGCAATGGAATGGTAAGGTAGAAAGGATACAGAATGGAAAACGAAGAACAACAGTCCAACCCAATAGCTGATTTTTTTAGAAACTTGTTTTCAGGGTCCGGGGGTCAAGGTTCGAGTGCCAACATGGGTGGTTCTAGCAACAACGAGGCTAACGACGGTGATGCTGACGTAGGTTTTATGAACAGTTTGTTGATGGGTTTGGGTTTACGGGATCGGACGGATGATTATTACCGTGCGACGATGGACACGATTCGTCGGACTCGGGGACCGCAGGCGGCGGAGCAATATCGTCAGCAGATGCAGGGGCAGGGTGTATTGTCTGTACCTGGTGCGTTGGATAATTATGATATGGCGACGGGTGCGGTGACTGGGATGCCTCCAACTGCGGGGATGTATGGTGGTGGACAGCCTAGACCTCAAGGGATTATGTCTTTACCGACAGCGCAGGATCAACTGTTGAACATCCAAAGACAGAACATGCAGATGCAAACGGGCAATCCAGGGCAGTTATATCCTCTTGTCTAAGACCGAGTATCGCAGGGCCGCGCCCCAAGATCTAAAGGGAATAGTGGAGCTTGGAGAGAAGATGCACGAGGAGACGGCATTCTCAAACATTCCGTTTAGTGTAGAGCGGACGGCATCTGAGGCGATGCGATGTATGTTAGATTCTAATTACTTTGCGAACATAGCGTTGAAGGGCGGCAGGGTTGTTGGGATATTGTTTGGGTATTTGGAGCAGCCGTTTTTCACGGAGGAAGTTGCGGGATACGATTGCGTTTGGTATGTAGACCCTAGCTGCCGGAACACGATGGTTGGGCCTCGGCTCTTGAAACAGTTTGAGGCATGGGTCAAGATGCACGGTGGGAGCATTGTGTTCACGACGTTGGGTTCTAATTACAGATCTGACAGAGTTGGCAAGCTTATGGAGCGGATGGACTTTGAGTATCAGGGTGGATTTTATCGGAAGGACATATGAATCTACAAGCACTACCAGAGGAAGCGTTAAAAGAAATCTTGGCACTAACGGAGGCCAAGAAAAAACTTGAGCTGCGCGAGGAAGCGCAGGAACATTTTATGCCGTTCGCGCATCACGTCTATGAAAACTTCATTGAGGGGCATCATCATAGGATCATAGCGGAAAAACTTGAGCAGGTTGCACAAGGTACACTCAAGAGGCTTATAATTAATATGCCACCGCGTCATTCTAAGTCAGAATTTGCCAGTTATTTGATGCCTGCGTGGTTTTTGGGTCGCAATCCGAAGTTAAAAATTATTCAAGCGACGCACAACACGGAACTTGCGGTGCGTTTTGGTAGGAAAGTGAGGGATTTGATCGATGATCCGGCGTATAAAGAGATATTTCCAGACACGGTTCTCAAAGAAGACAACAAAGGTGCAGGTAAATGGGGTACAAGCAGAGGCGGCGAGTACTTCGCGGCGGGTGTGGGCGCAGCCGTTACGGGTCGTGGCGCGGATTTATTCGTTATTGACGACCCTCATTCGGAACAAGATGCGTTAAGCGAGACTGCATTCGATCATGCATACGAATGGTACACTTCTGGACCTCGTCAGAGGCTTCAACCAGGTGGTGCGATCATAATTGTTATGACTCGATGGGGTAAAAAAGACTTGACAGGGCGTTTGATCAACAATCAGGGCAGCGATGTCATGGCAGATCAGTGGGAAGTGATAGAGTTTCCTGCGATTCTGCCGTCAGACAAGCCATTGTGGCCTGAATTTTGGGAAAAAGACGCATTGTTGTCCATCAAAGCGTCGTTACCTGTAGGAAAATGGAACGCACAGTGGCAACAAACGCCGACAACGTCCGAATCTGCCATAGTTAAGCGAGAATGGTGGCAACCATGGGAAAAAGAAAAGATTCCGCCTGTAAATTACATCATTCAGGCGTATGACACGGCGTTTTCCAAGAAAGAAACAGCGGATTACAGCGCGATTACAACGTGGGGCATCTTTTATCCAGAGGAAGGTGGCCCTGAACAGATTATATTAATGGACGCACGGCGCGGAAGGTGGAACTTTCCTGAACTCAAGGAGGTTGCCTACGACGAACACGAGTATTGGGAGCCAGACATGGTGCTTGTGGAGGCAAAAGCGACGGGTATGCCACTGATTGACGAGCTGCGGTTACGTGGGATTCCGGCGTTAGGGTTTTCACCAGGCAAAGGAAAAGATAAAATTACTCGTATGCACATGGTTGCGCCATTGTTCGAAGCTGGTGTAGTATGGGCACCAGTAGACAAAAAGTTTGCGGATGAAGTTATTGAAGAAGTTGTTTCATTTCCTAATGGCGATCATGATGACTTTTGTGATAGTATGACATTAGCATTGATGCGATTTAGGCAGGGTGGTTTTATATCTCTGCAAAATGAACGCGAGGAACAGATGGAGATTCCTCGTATTAAGGAGTATTACTGATGGCAATCCCACCTCTAGTAGATTCAGGAATCAGAGCCGAGGACATGGTAGCTGACGAAGTGTCGGTTGAAGTCCCCGTAGCCCAAGTAGAGATGTTTGAGAACGGAGCGGAAGTCATACCAGACGGTGACGGCGGGGCGATTGTGCAAGCTTTAGCAGAAGCATTGGTTGGCGAGGTAGCAGAGCAGATGATTCCGTTTGATGCCAACCTTGCTGAGTTTCTCAACGAAAGTGACATGGGTGAGATTGCCAGTGATCTATTGGCCTCGTTTGAAGACGACAATGAATCGAGAGACGAGTGGGAAGAAACTTACACCAAGGGTCTTGATCTATTGGGCGTCAAGACGATTGAGCGTTCGGAACCTTTTCAGGGTGCTAGTGGTGTAACACATCCGTTGATTTCGGAGAGTGTCACACAGTTCCAAGCGCAAGCATATAAGGAACTATTACCTGCGGGTGGACCTGTAAAAACGAGGATCGCAGGAATACAGAACCAAGAGACCGAGGCACAAGCCAAACGTGTCAAGGATTATATGAACTATTTAATCATGGAGGAGATGGAGGAGTTTGATCCAGACATGGATCAGTTACTGTTTTACCTACCGTTGTCTGGTTCTACCTTTAAGAAAGTATACTATGACTCCGTTCGCAACAGACCTGTTGCTAAGTTCGTTCCAGCGCAAGACGTAGTTGTACCGTATTCTGCCAGTGATTTGGCTACCGCACCACGGATTACGCATGTTCTGAAGATGTCAGACAACGATTTGCGTAAGCAGCAAGTCATGGGAATGTACAGGGATGTGGAGCTTTCTAACGCAGGAGATCAAGAGGAAAACCCTGTGCGTCAGAAAGTTGACGAAATACAGGGCACATCGAAGTCTTACACAGATGACGTTAGAACAATTCTAGAGATGCACATTGATTTGGATCTTGAGGGTTTTGAGGACGTTGACGAAAGCGGAGAGCCAACAGGGATTAAACTACCATACATTGTAACACTGGATCGGGATAGTTCTAAGATTCTTGCTATTCGTAGGAACTATATGGAGGGCGATCCTTTCAAACAAAAGATTCAATACTTTGTTCACTACAAATTCATGCCAGGTCTAGGTTTCTATGGCTTTGGTTTGACCCACATGATTGGTGGCCTTGGTCGTGCAGCAACGAGTCTCCTCCGACAATTGATCGATGCAGGAACTCTTGCAAACCTCCCAGCAGGATTCAAGGCTAGAGGCGTAAGGGTTCGCAACGATGATGAACCTTTGCAGCCGGGTGAGTGGCGGGATATTGATGCACCGGGAGGAAACATACGGGATTCAATTATTCCGTTACCGTACAAAGAACCATCGGGCACACTCGCACAGCTTTTGGGAGCACTCGTAGAGGGCGGAAGAAGATTTGTTTCAGTTGCGGACAATGCTGTAAGTAACATGAATCAGGAGATGCCTGTAGGGACTACAGTGGCTATGTTAGAGCGCGGCATGAAAGTTATGTCAGCGATTCACAAAAGGCTACACTACGCACAGAAAAACGAGTTTCGTATTCTGGCACGGATCATTGCAGAAAATTTACCAGAGGCATACCCATACCCAGTGGCAAATGCAGACTCTGCCATAAAGGTTACAGACTTTGACGGACGGGTCGATATCCTGCCCGTCAGTGATCCAAACATCTTTTCTATGGCACAACGTGTGTCTTTAGCACAAAGTCAACTACAGCTTGCCCAATCTAATCCACAGATGCACAACTTACACGCAGCGTATCGTCGTATGTACCAAGCTTTGGAGATTCAAAACATAGATGAGGTGTTGCCTCCGAAACCACAACCGCAACCAACAGATCCGGCTTTGGAAAATGCTCTAGTTATAAAAGGCACAACCATTCAAGCGTTTGATGGTCAGGATCACAACGCGCATATTATGGCGCATGTGGCGTTCTTAAAAACACCATTGATCATGGCATCCGCTCCAGCACAGGGTGCACTATACGGTCACTTGCAAGAACACATATCTCTGTTGGCACAAGAACAAGCCATGCAGCAAATACAACAACAGATGCAACAACTGGACCTTCTCGTGCAAACTGGAGGTATACTTCCTGAAGAAGCTCAGATGCAAATGCAACAATTGGAAATGCAGATGCAAGATCCAAATGGCATGGCTCGAGTTGTAGCTCAAATACAGCAAACTATTGTTCAACAAGTTGCTCAGATGATTACACCTCCACCACCAAATCCGGCGGCAGATCCATTAGTTCAACTTCGTATGCAAGAGCTTGGCTTGAAACAAGCAGAGCTTCAGGCAGATGTACAGAACGATCAGAACAAGCTTTCATTAGAGGCGGCTAAACTACAACAGCAAGCCGCAGCAGACGCTGCTCGGTTAGAAACTCAAGAAGAAATTGCGGACGAACGTAACGCAGTGAATCGTGAGCGCATCGATGTACAACGACAGAAGATGCAACGAGGTGCTTAGATGGACCCCGTCAGCTGCGTAGCCCTTGCGACGGGAGCCTTTAAGGCACTCAAAGGTGCTATTGGGGCGGGAAAAGATTTACAAGAAATGACGGGACAGCTTTCTCAATGGGGGAAAGCTTTTTCTGATTTTAGTAATTTAGAAGAACGAGAGAAGAATCCTCCGTGGTGGAAACAAACATTCAAAGGATCTGACGAGGAAACTGCTCTTGAAATCTTTGCTAATAAGAAAAAGATGGAGCATATGAGGGCAGAGATCAAAGAGCATATTACTTGGCACTATGGCAAGTCTGCTTGGGATGAAGTTCTGGCAATAGAGGCTCAGATGCGTAAAAGACGCAAAGATGAATTATATAGAAAGCAAGCTCAAATAGATAGTCTTATTAATTTTGCCATTGGTGCGGTAATATTTGCTCTAAGTGGGGGCATATTATTCATTGCATTTTACGTTTGGGGTAAATGGCAGGGGCGTTGGTAATGTGGATATTGCTTTGGTTACAAGTAATCAGCGGTAGTTTTGATCACTATCATGTGGGTAGTTACTCTAGTGAAGAAGCCTGTAAGGTCGCACAAAAAGAAGCTAAAGTATTGGTAACTAATCAAAACTCTAAAGTGGTATGTATTAAAATAGAACGGTGATATTAATTGAGCGTCGCGGAAAATACTTTGTGTATGACAAAAAAGGGAAACTTGTTATAATGACACGAGATAAAAAAGTGGCAATTGCACATGCGAGGTCTTTGTTAAAATGACAGAGTTTGAAAAAGCAGATCTAAATAACAATGGCGTCATAGAAAAAGCAGAGTGGAACAGACTTGCTTTAGAAGATCGCAGGCTTGAGATGGTTGATCGAGATCTCAAGCGCAACGCGGAAAGACGGTTTACTGGTTTTGCACTAGCCGGAATGTTGATCTATCCATTTATTATATTGCTTGCTTCAGTACTTGGATTTGACAAAGCGGCAAGTTTAATAACAGATATAGCAAGTGTATATGTAATCGCTGCGTCAGGTGTAGTCGCTGCATTCATGGGGTTCAATGCATACAGTGCAAAATCTGAAAATAAAAAATCTAGCATACAGATGGAGGGAGACTGATGCTACAATCATTAATAGGACCGATAGCTAACTTAGCGGGAAGTTGGCTTGATGCAAAGTCACAGGCACAAGCTGCCAGTGCAAAATTAAAACTTACAGAGGCGGAAGCTAAAGCTAAGATCATGCTTAGTAAAGAAACTTCAGTCGCTGACTGGGAACGCATTATGGCACAGGGTTCTCAATCGAGTTGGAAAGACGAATATTTTGTAATTATTTTAAGTATTCCATTAATTTTATGTTGGATTCCAGGTGCAGAGGGTTGGGTTGATCGTGGTTTTGAACAGCTTTCAAAAGCACCAGACTGGTATTTTTACAGCTTGGGCATAGCAATCTCTGCATCGTTTGGTGTTAGAGGAATACAAAAGTTTTTTAAGAGGTAACAATGGGTGATTTAAAGATACCAGTAGCTTTGGTTTTTGCTATGGCAGTGCAATTAGTTGGTTTGGTGTGGTATATCAGCAACATCGTTCATGATATCGAACACCTTCAAGGTCAAGTATCAGCGCAGCAAGACATCATAGATCTTTTAAATGCTGATGTTAATGATTTATGGGCTTTTTGTACCTTCACGGAAAATAAATGGGCAGAAGCTTATATGGATGATATGGTGTATGAACGTGTCTGTGGAAATAAAGAGGTTGTACAAGAATGACATTAAGTAAAAGAAAAAAAGCTACCGTAAAGAAAGTTATTAAGGGTTTGAGCAAAGCCTCAAAGACTCATGCCAATCAAGCTAAAAAACTAAAAAAGGTTTTAAAAGGTAAGACGTAATGAGTGAAGCACTAAAGACATTGCAAGAGAAGATAGGAGCCACACCAGATGGTGCGTTTGGCCCCAACACTGCAAAGAAGATCTGTGACCACTACGCTCTGAATCCAGAGCGTGGGGCACATTTTCTTGGTCAGTTGGTACATGAAAGCGGTACGTTTAAATACGTTGAGGAAAACTTAAACTATTCTAAAGAAGCCATTCTCAAAGTGTTTGGTAAATATTTTCCAACAGAAGGTGAGGCTGAGAGTTGTGCACGTAATCCCCAAGCACTGGCGGATAAAGTGTATGGCGGTAGAATGGGTAATGACGGACAAGGATATCTGTGGCGGGGGCGTGGTTTCCTTCAGTGCACGGGCAAAAATAACTATTCTCAGTTCGCAGCGGATATGGATATGCCTGAAGTTATGAAAGATCCAGATCTTATGGCGTCTAAGTATCCGATGGAAAGTGCCATTTGGTTCTTTCACAGAAACAAACTGTGGGAAATATGTGACGAAGGTGTTAATGATGATGTTATTAAGACTATTACCAAAAGAGTAAACGGTGGGTATAACGGATTGAAACATCGTCAAAAAGAAACTCATAAAATTTATAAGTGGTTAAACTAAAGGAGAATACCATGGCAATGCCTCCATCACCAAAGAAAAGTTTTAAGTTTGTTGACGTAAGTCCCCCTGAAGCAGACGATCAACTGTTAGTGCCAAAGAAAAAAAATATAATAAAACCAAAACCAAGACCAGAAGAAAAACCTCGTGCTACAGATAGAAGTAGGCAGTTTGACATGGATAGACTTAAGAAAAAGCCAAAACCAAAACCAAAACCTGTTCCTGACATTCAATTGCCACAAGTGCCTCCTACAGGACTAATTGATCCTAAATCAGTTGTCCCCGCTAAGTTTTCAGAAGGTGGTCGTATTGCTGACGTTAGGGACGATCCTAATCGAGGAAAAACATATTAATGGATATTGTTGACATATGTAAATATATGTATAAAAAATTAGAAGAGCGTGAAAAAGATTTGAGTTCCGCTCTTTCTCATGGTTCAGTTCAGAACTGGGAGCAATACAAAATGACAGTGGGAGAGATACGGGGTCTCTCTTTCGCTCGAGAAGAAATCAAGACCCTGTTGGAGAAAAATGCAGACGATGTCGAAGACTTTATATCTTCCTGACCACGTTGCAAAACAAGTAAACAAAGAAAGACAAGACGCCAAGGCGGACAGTCCCTCTGTTGAAAATGCATTCGTGGAATCTGGCAAACGTGAACTAGATCCTTCTCTTTTAGATAAATCATTACTTGAACGGCTTCCTCAACCCACTGGTTGGAGACTTTTAGTTATGCCGTATCAGGGTTCATCTAAAACAGCGGGTGGTTTGTTTGTACCAGACGAAGTACGTGAACGTGAGGCAGTAGCAACTGTTGTTGCCTATGTTCTTAAATTAGGACCGTTAGCTTACAAAGACCCAGACAAGTTTGGACCAGAGGGACAACCTTGGTGCGAACAAGGCCAGTGGGTATGCATTGGTCGTTACTCAGGTTCTCGTTTTAAGATTGATGGCGGAGAAGTTCGTATCATAAATGACGACGAGGTAATTGCTACAATTTTGGAGCCAACAGATGTCAAACACGTATGAAGAAGAAAAACCAGAAGCAGAAGTAGAGGAAGAAGGACAGGAAGTTTTTATTGAAACAGATCCTGAACCAGAGGCTAAAGTTGCAACTGAAGAGGAAACAGTCGAAGAAGAAAAACCCAAAGAACAAACGCAAGAGGAGGAGTTAGAAAGTTACTCCAAAGGTGTTCAGAAACGTATTAAACAATTAAATGACCGTTATAGAAACGAGCAACTTCAACGTGAAGAAGCCGTGCGTATGGCTGAACAGTTGATGGAAGAAAATAAAAAACTAAAAACTCGTGTTGAAAGTTTAGACTCTGGGTATTTGAATGAACAAGGTGCAAGAGTAGAAAGTCAACTGGAAGCTGCACGACGTGTGTTTAAAGAAGCTTATGAGTCTGGGGATGCAGATGCAATTACTGCCGGACAAGAAGCTCTTGCCAGAGCAACAGCAGAATCTGATCGCTACGAGCTTGCTAAGAAAAAAGCTGATGAACGTGTTGCAGTACAGCAACAACCTCAACAGCAACAGGTTGCGCCGCAACAACAAGCGGCTCTACAACAACAAGCAAAGCCTGATCCAAAAGCTAAAGACTGGGCTGAAAAGAATGAGTGGTTTGGTCAAGACGAAGTCATGACTTACGCCACGTTTGGTATTCACCGAAAGCTTATCGAAGAAGAAGGGTTTGACCCGAACAGCGATGAGTACTATAGTGAAATTGATCGTCGCTTGCGTTCAGAGTTTCCGAACAAGTTTCAAGCAGCGAAAAAATCGGGATCGAATCAGGTCGCCTCTGCTGGTTCATCTGCATCTCGCAATCCAAAACAGGGGCGTAAGAATAGCGTGAAACTATCACCATCGCAGATCGCTATTGCAAAAAAGCTAAACGTTCCTCTTGAGGAATATGCCAAGTATGTAAAGGATTAAGCAATGACTGATAGAAAACCACGCGCTCAAACTACCCGAGATAGTGAATCTCGTAGAAAACCATGGGCACCGCCCAGTCACCTTGAAGCACCAAATCCTCCAGAGGGATATGTGCATCGTTGGATAAGAGTTGCTATGCGTGGCGAAGAGGACAAGATGAATGTCCACTCCAAACTACGTGAAGGATGGGAACCCGTTCGTGCAGATGAATATCCAAACTATGAAGCTCCTGTCATCGACGATGGCAAATATCAGGGAGTGATTGGACAAGGTGGACTGATGCTGTGTCGCATACCTGAAGAGACAGCACATGAAAGAAACGAGTATTACGGGGGCCGAACCCGCGAACAAATGACTGCTGTGGATCAGGACTTGATGAAGGAGCAACATCCTTCAATGCCGATTTCTAATAGTCGGCAAAGTCGTGTAACCTTCGGAGGCCGCGAAAGCGACTCCGATTAACATAAAGGATTGCTATTATGGCAAATACTAACGTTGCATTCGGACTCCGTCCGATTGGTGTAGTCGGTCAGGGCTACAACACCACTGGTGCGACCGAGTATCGTATAGCAGCCGGAAACACAAACGCGATCTATCAAGGTTCTCCTGTAATCCCGCTATCAACTGGCTTCATTGACATTGTTGGCGCGGCTGCGGGTGGTACTGTAGGTCTTGTGGGTGTTTTCGCAGGTGCTGAATACGTTTCGTCTACCACTGGTGAGAAAGTTTTTTCTAATTTCTGGCCTGGATCTGGCGCGGATACTAACTTCCCCGTCAAAGGTTTTGTGTATGACAACCCATTACAATCATATGTGATTTGTTCAGATGCTACACTAACAAGTGAAGCGACTGCTCGAGGACATGTGTTTGCTAATGCTAACTTTGCAACTGCTGCTTCTGGTTCAACAACCACAGGTATCTCATCTGCTAAGTTGGCTGTCAGCACAATCGCTGTCACCGCAAACTTAAATCTGCGTATTATGGGCATTCAAGATGACCCTGAAAACTCAGATTTTACTGCTGCGGGTATTCCATTAATCGTTCGTTTAAACAACTCCTTCAATTCACCAAATGGTGCTATTGCAGGCGGTACTGTTTCAACGACTGGCGTATAAGGAGACTGACTTATGGCTATATCTCGCGCACAACTAGCGAAAGAGTTGGAACCAGGTCTCAACGCTTTGTTCGGTATGGAGTACGATAGGTACGAAAACCAACATGCAGAGATCTATACAACAGAAGCTTCTGATCGAGCATTCGAAGAAGAAGTGATGTTGTCTGGTTTCGGAGCGGCACCTACTAAATCAGAAGGTGGCGCAGTAAATTTTGACGACGCTAACGAAGCATATACTGCTCGTTACAACCACGAAACGATAGCGTTGGCATTCTCAATTACTGAGGAAGCTATCGAAGACAATCTTTATGATCGTCTTGGTTCACGTTATACTCGTGCGTTGGCTCGTTCAATGGCACACACAAAGCAAGTTAAGGCTGCTTCAGTTCTTAACAATGCATTTACCGCAGGCGCTTTTGCAGGTGGTGATGGCGTTGCTTTATGTGCGACTGACCACCCACTTACTTCAGGTGGTACGTTTGCCAACGAACCTGCAACTGCTGCTGATTTGAACGAAACATCTCTTGAAGATGCTTTGATTAACATCGCAGGATTTGTCGATGAGCGCGGACTTAAAGTTGCACTACGTGGATTAAAATTAATTATTCCGCGTCAACTACAGTTCATTGCAGAACGTCTAATGGTATCTAACCTTCGTGTTGGTACAGCGGATAATGATGTAAATGCTCTAAGATCAATGGGTATGTTGCCAAACGGTTACGCCGTTAATGACTACCTAACTGATCCTGATGCGTTCTTTATCCTTACAGACGCTCCTCGTGGATTTATCCATTTCGAAAGAACTCCGATGTCAACTGGCATGGAGGCAGACTTCGATACAGGTAACATGCGTTACAAGGCTCGTGAGCGTTATAGCTTTGGCTTTAGTGATGCACGTTGTGTATTTGGTTCCCCTGGAGCCTAATATGTGATATAGGAGGATCTCCTCCGAGTATGATTGGGGCGACTTCGGTTGCCCCTTTCTTTTTGTTTAAAAGTAAGTTATTCTGTCACCATCCCTGACAGTCGCATGGGGCGACTGACTAACCCAAGACAGGAGATCGACATGGGTACAACAACTTTTTCTGGTCCTATTAAAGCAGGAACCATCAAAGAAACTACGGGTACAACCCTTGGTTCAAATATCAAAAACACTGGTCAAGTAGTAATGTCTCAGACATTTGCAGCAGATCTATCTGGTGGTGCATTAGCTGCACAAGTTACAGATGTTGTTATTCCTGCAAACTCTCAGATTATCGATTGTGTGCTTGACGTTATAACAGCAGCAAGTGGAGCTACAAATATAAGCGTTGGAGACACCGTTGGTGGTGCAGCAACTCTTGTAAATACATTTGGAATTGGAACTACCGCAGGACGCAAATATCCAACTACCGAATCTGGTGGTGCATTAGCGTGGGAAGACACAGGAACAGCAGACATTCGTTTGACTGTTACTAACTCTGCCGCAACCTCTGCCGGTGAGATTCGTATTACTATTTTGTATGCTCAAAATAATAACCTTGGCTAATAGGAGGGCACTATGGCTGCTTCTATTTCTGCAAAGACAGCTACGGCGACTGGTACATTACAGGGTGGTCGAACTAGACTAAAAGCATTCTACGTAAAGACTGCGGGTAGCGGTTCTCCTGCTGTTGTGTTCAAAAACGGTAGTGGTGGAGCAACGTTATTGTCTATGGTGTTTCACACGAGTGATGATAACCAGATTACTATTCCAGATCATGGTATGATTTTTGATGATGAGTGTCATGTGACACTCACTAATATTGATTCAATCACTGGATTCTTTGGGTAATACAATGGCAGAGCGTAAACGCGATAAGATGCCAAAGAGAAACAAGAAAAATTTCCGCCCCACAAAAAAAGGGGCGGGAATGACTGAGGCGGGTGTGAAAGCATACCGTCGTAAAAACCCCGGCTCTAAACTAAAAACTGCGGTGACTAAGAAAAAGGGTCTGACTAAGTCAGAAAAAGCACGTCGTAAATCTTTTTGTGCTCGATCTGCGGGTCAAATGAAAAAGTTTCCAAAGGCAGCTAAAGATCCAAATTCTCGTTTAAGACAAGCAAGAAAAAGGTGGAGATGTTGAATAGACAAGTGACGGTAACTCTTGTAACAGCTTTTATCCTTGGTGTTGGGGGTGTTGGTTATAGTTGGGCTGATTGGGTCACAAAGACTCTAATCGCTGTAGATAAACGAACAGAGGTTATGGCCTCACAAATTGATTTTATGAAAACGCAAATGGAGATACGTTATGGCAATGTCCAGGGCACAGATGCGACAGCAAATTTCAAAGCCGCCTCAAAAGAGTAAAGGCACTCCGAAAGGTTTAACTTACTATAAAAAAGGCGGAAAAGTTTCTGCTAAATCTAAAGGTAGTAAGATATGTCCAGAGGGTAAAGCTTGGGCGAAAAGAACCTTTGATACATATCCTTCAGCGTATGCAAATCTTGCTGCATCTAAATACTGTAAAGATCCGAACTATGCTAAAAAAGCGAAGGGCGGCAAACGTAAAGGTAGGTAATGGCTGATCCTAAAAAAGGAACTGGTAAAAAGCCTAAAAAAAGCGGTCGTAGGCTTTACACGGATGAGAATCCTAAAGACACTGTCTCTATAAAATACGCAACAGAAAAAGATGCTAGAGACACAGTTGCAAAAGTAAAAAAAATAAAGAAGCCTTTTGCCAGAAAGATACAAATATTGACAGTTTTAGAACAAAGAGCAAAGGTAGCAGGAAAACCAAAACAAGCTCAAATTGCTAAAAAAGGTAAAGAAGCGATTAGAAAACAGCGCGGTAACTCCAATGGGTGAATTAAAAAAATGGTTAAAACAAGATTGGGTTAGAATTGGCTCAGATGGTAGCATAAAAGGCAAGTGTGGTACGTCTAAGAATAAAAAGAATCCTGACAGATGTTTACCAAGAGCAAAAGCAGAAAGCCTTTCCAAAGCAGAGCGAAAGAAAACTGCTCAAAAGAAAAAACGAGAAGGTAAAAAAGGTAGAACTGTTGTTAAAAACACGAAAGCAGCAGAGGTCAAAAACCTTAAAAATGGAGGTGAAATAAAGACAACTAAGCCAAAAAGACCTTTTAGAGGTAAGTCACAAAAAGGTACAGCAGTGGCTAGAGGTTGTGGGGCAATCATGCCTAATCGTCGTAAGAGAACCAAAGGTGCAGTTAGACAGTTTTGAAAGGAGAACTCACATGGCTATGAAGAAGAAAAAGGGCTACCGTAATGGCGGCAAAATAAAACCCAAAGGGATGAAAAACGGTGGCAAGGTCAAGCCCAAGGGAATGAAGAACGGTGGCAAGGTTAAGCCCAAAGGGATGAAGAATGGTGGCAAGGTTAAGCCTAAGGGTATGAAGAATGGTGGCAAGGTTAAGCCTAAGGGTATGGTTAAAGGTGGTAGAGTTGGTGGCTCTGGATTTAAAGGAATCTTCTAACTAGAATGCCATATCTACAAAGTAATATTCCTTATTTTAAGGCTTGGGTTCGTCGTGAATACACACATAATCATGAACAATATCACGGTGAGTTTCTTCATGCTATGGTTGTTGCTGTAACAACTATTCCTAATAGATCCCTTAGTTTTCAAGTAATCTTTACTGGTTGCGAGGCGGAGGGTGAAGAAGAGGATACCGTTCACGGTGGTGCAATGTGGGCAAGAATGCCTATCACGGCATTGGTTGCAGACATCCCGCTCGAAGAGTGGCCTGAACCTATGGCAACACATGATGCACAGCCTTGGGATTGTGCTTCTCATTACCATTCCGTTTACGTCTTAGAAAGAGCTACACCGTGTCCATGGTTAGCCAAAATAAACGGCGAGATGTTTCCTGCCAAGTATCTGTTTACTGTAGACTATACCAACAGTGAGATTGCAGATGATCCGGCACAACATAAACAAAGCCATGTGATGCAATTGTTGAACGCAGGAGAATGGACAGGAAACATAGTGGCGTTACCAAACAATCGAGTGAGGGTGACACATCCTGCTTGGTTTGCGGTAGGTGAGGGTGCACCAGACTTTAGACCTTCACAACATATACACTATTCAAAAAGTGATTTAGACTATACACTAGATGTGAATAGAGTTTTTGATAATCTTTATAATCAGGAGGATAACGATGGCTAAAAAATCTTTTCCAGACTTAACGGGAGACGGTAAGGTCACCCAAAAAGATATTTTAAAAGGTCGTGGAGTAGAGTTGAAAAAAGGCGGCAAAGTCACAGGATTTAAAAACGGTGGCGCAGTCGTAGTTAAGACAAACCAGAAACCACATATGAGTTGATGCCATGACAACATCAGGATCAAGAGACTTTAACCTCGATGTCGGGGAGGTAATTGAAGAAGCATATGAGAGATGCGGACTAGAGGTCCGCACTGGCTATGATGCTAAGACAGCACGTAGATCTTTGAACCTGATGTTTGCAGATTGGGCTAATAGAGGATTAAATCTCTGGACTGTAAATCAAGGCACAATCACCTTGACGGCAGGCCAAGCCCAACAAACTTTAACTTCAGATGTCGTTGATGTTTTAGAAGTTGTTCTCCGTAGAGATAACACGGATTTTACAATACAGAGGATAAGTCGTGGTGAATACTTGACGATACCGAATAAAACGACACAAGGTCGTCCTAGTCAGTATTATTTTGACAGGCAAATAGATCCTGTAATAAATCTTTGGTCTGTCCCAGAAAACTCTACCGATCAATTAATTTATTATTTTGTCCGTAGAATCCAAGACGCAGACGCTCTTGTCAATACTACCGATATGCCTTTTCGTTTTTACCCTTGTATGGTGGCAGGATTAGCGTATTACCTTTCAATGAAAC